TCTATAGGTTTTTCTTCTATAGGGGTAAGATCAATTATTTCTTTGAATGCAACATCATAAGCCGCTTGATCTTGCTCATGGTTAACTATTCCTTGTCCTGTTTGCATATTTCCTCCATTTGTGGGCGGACGCCACCGTCTCCACCTTATATTTCATAAGTGTATCTAACTTTCGTTAGGCACTTTCTGATCAACTCCTGCTTCGGCATTATATGCCCCTGTTTTAAATTCATTTCTCTCTTTTGTGGGGCGAGCAATATCAGCTAGAATATCGTCTCGCAGACCTCTTATTAACCCTTGAAGTTCATCACGTCTTTCTCCCTTGGCTAATATGAGAGACTCTTTATACTCTTCTATATAACATTTCAATAGAGAAGTAAACAAAATTTTAACAGACCCGTCAAGTAATTTAAACTGCTTTAATTTTTCTACCTTGTCGCTTCCCATAAACCTTTACGAAACCCTCCAGCCGTAGGAGCCTCTGCTCCAAATAAAGCTTTATCTTTTTCAGCTTCTATTTCACTGAAAACTCTATTAAAAATTCCTTCGTCTCCACCAATATCGACACCCAAATCAGTAATTTGAATATCTAAGTTCTGACGAATTTGTTTATCATACTGGTCTTCTGAGACACTAACTCGAACAACTTCACCCTCAGCTTCTATATGAACCTTATCTCCAACTCGTAGTTGTGAAATATCAATGTTGAGTTTTTTAATTATTTCTGTAGAAAAATCTAGCCTTAACCCATACGGATAACTAGGACCTTTATCTTCACTGGATTTTTCAGCAACTAGAGCAGTAGGTTCACTATCACTTTTAGGTATTTCCATATTAACTAACTTAATCATTAGTACCTCCTTATTGAGTCATTGGACTAGAGATAGGCTCCTTTTCTGTAGACCCAACTGTTTGTTCTAACCGTTTCAATCTCCCTGTTAAATTACGAACAGCAGATTCTATAGTATCTAAAGCTTGTTCTCTAGCATTTACTTCCATTTCAAGTTTTGCTTTCATGGTCTCTTCTTGCATGCGCATATTAAATTCTTCAGCTTGCTGAGCTTTTGCTGCTTCTTGTTGTGATTGAACTATTTGAGCATGTTCTTCAGGTGTACGTACAGCATCAACTTCAGCAATATCCGTTGACTTAGCCCATTCTTTAAGAAGATTTTCACGTTTAACCCAAGGAGCATCAAACTGATTAAGAGTCATTTGTAAGAATAATTGAATCTGTTGTGCACGTAACTCTTTTGCCATAAGGGCTGTAGAACCACGTGCTTCAATTTCCATATCACCTTTAATACTAGTATCAGGATTAAATTGCATATTCCAGTGATACATGTTAGAAATAAACGGTTTTGTGATACACTCATCAAACATTCTTACGATGTCAGTTAACCCTACATTAGCTTGCCCCATCAACATTGAAAGACCAGAGGCTGTTCTACCTGCACCAGAAACTCTGGCATCACCTTGCAAGTATCTTGGTATTAAGGTAACTTCATCTCCTGCTCTACTGAATGCTCCCCATAACTGCATAAATTCAGGAGTATAGGATGAAATTTGTTTTATACGAACAACTTCTTTTCCTGCAACATCAGCATCTCTACCTGTACGTAACCAGACTTTAAATGCCCCAGTCTCGGTAGGATCTTCGTTTGCATCTAACAGGTCAACATTAACTTCATATTGTGGTCCAGCACAATGGGCAGCATTATCAATCATCCCACGTACAGAGGCATTAACAAGGCGTTGTGGGTCACGCATAACAGTAGGAATACCTTCAGCATAAATGCTTGTTTCATCTTTATCAAAGTAATAAGGATAATAGATAAACTCTACCCCTTCAATTGGCTGCTGTGCAATCTTAATGATACTATCACCGAGGACCCAAGCATTGACAAAAATATCTATAATATCCTCATCAAGTTGTAGCATAATTATTTCTGGTTTCTGTTTATCTTCGTCATTTAAACTATTGACAAGGTCTACGACTGGAATATACCCCCAGAATTCTAGGACTTGATATTTACCTGTAGAAGAAGCTGGTACTTGATCAAAGGCTTTTAAGTTAAAAAGCTCCTGTTCAAAAAGTTCAAAGTTACAGTCACCAGCAGGATGGTCAGTTAAATAATTAGTAATTTCTTCCCCGTTAAAATCAGGTCGTTTAGCTAACTCCATAACTTTGTGACGTTGCAAAGTATGGCGTTCAATCATATAGCGACAATTTTCTATTTCCGTAACAGACATATCTAGATAAAGATTCCAGATATGCTTAAACTCGATATATGGTTTTAATATAGGAACATTTTTTATGTTCCATTGACCCTCAGTATTCTGGGTCCATTTCTTTCTATATGTTTGATCAACTAAGGGTCCTTTCAGAAAACCAGTACCATATAAGTGGCCTGAGTGCGCTACATCACGCATAAGTTTTCTATATTTCAGTTCAGTCAACTGGTCATTTATTGTGTTCTCCATTTTAGAAGCAATCACTTTAGAGGCTTCTAATCTAGCTATCTCTAACTCTTCTTCTGTTGGACTACGTGGAGTAGGTTTAGGTACAGTATTAGGGTCACCACCTTGTTGCTGTACCTGCTGTACTTGCTGTTGATACTGTGCTATTGAACTTTGTGCTATAGCTTGGGTTAGTCCTTGAATTAACTCTTGCTCAACATCTGGCGGGAACTCTGGCTCTGGCGTCGGTCTAATACCCCAGTTCTTTTCTCCGTTTGCCGGGAAGAGAAGATCCATGACTCTGGCGTCGACAGTCCTAACTTTTGTTCTTGTTTCTCTGATAAAGGCTTGTGACCGCTTTGGGTCCATGTTTTGCTTAATTTCCGGATCGTAGATGCCTTTATACTGCCTGAGGTCTTTGAGCCATAGATCTTCATAGCCTTTCCTCTTCCCCTTAGCTTCAGTAAAATATCCTTTAATCGTTTGTGATAAATCATAGCCTACAGTCATATTAATACCCCGCAACTCTATCAATTGCCCCAACACGTATACTACGTCGTCCAGGCTGTTGTGTTGTATTCGGATACCATTTCCGCATACCTAAGAACTCATGCTTTTGTGCAAGTGTTTGAAAAGCATCAGCCCCATGACGAGACCAGTCTTTTACTGGATGCTCTTTAAATGTCCCCGTCGCTTCATCAAATTCCTTACGATAATTTTCAAGACAGTCAACTAATCTAGAACAGCGAACAGCATCTATCCAAACATGTGGAAAGAATGTTCTTGCCATTTCAATGGAGTCTTCCTTATATTTCACTTTCTTCGCTATATCAAACTTAATGCCTACACGACGGGCAGATTCTAACCGGGAAATTCCTGGTCCTTGTTCTTTAACTTTAATATCGTGAGGAGCAACGTGGCGACCATAGATGTAAGGTTTCTCACGTAATACTTTAGCGTAGTGAGCGAACCCCTCTCCAGAATTTTCATAGTAATCCATGATATGGACTTCACGACCAATGTCCTGTGTAAACACAATCGACATCGAATCATCCATTCCAAGGTCCCACCATGTGTCTACTGGGACTCCTGTGTGTATAGGTACCCCAGAAATCCTCCCCTCTTTTCTAGCATTCACTAACTGAAGCGAGAAGTAAGCACCAGGAATACCTGCTTCCCAGGAACAATAATATTCCTGTTGAATCATTTCCTCAGAAATAATACCTTCCTGTCTTATCTGATCTATCTGACTCTCTTTAAATACTCCAGTATCAGTGATTGTAAGTAACTGAGCAAACCAGGAACCATTCGCCTTACTCATACGTTGAGCCATGTTATAGAGTCTGTAACCATGGTTTTTACCGCGGGGAGTATATACAAAGATCGCCCAGCCCCCGTTCTCTAACAGAATTGGGGAAATGAGTTCCCAGGCTTTAGGGTCTTGTAGAGAGTATTCTGAAAAGATACAACCGACTGGATTTGGCCCGACCAGTCTATTAATGTAGTCAGTACCAACTATCTGATAAATAGAGCCATTCACAAACTCTACTTGCATATCGGTCTTATTTTTGTTTTTGATTATTTCAGGTGGAAAGTGGTCAACGAAGGGTCTTCCAGTTTTGGTCATACCTTGCCAGGCAATTTTCCTACCTTGATTATATGTAGGAAATAAGTGCCAGTATAACCCTACGCGTTCCATAGCTGCTGTGGCGCAAAAGTTAATGGCAGTAAGATCTTTTCCTGTACGTCTGTGCCATACCCATACTGCACGTAGACATCCAGCTTCTAATGCACGCCATCCTGGAAATTGATAATGGCGAGGGGTGAAATCGTATGGAAGAGTTATTTCAGCAATCATATTTTATGTCTTGGTTTCTTCGTCAGGGTCTCCTAGTAATGCTTTACGCCCCTCATCTGTAAGCTTACTTTCTGCTGAATCATTCTCTGAGAACTTTTTAATCCGTATGACAAGGCCTTCATCGTCAGCATTACCAATTTCAACTGCTCGACGTTTAGGATGAAGATACTGGGCAAGGTCACGGAGAATTTTGATTCGTTCGGCAAGAGGGGTGTTAACATTTTTTGCTAGTTTGGCCATCTCGATAATCGGGTCAAGGTCCTCGGCATCTAGCTTGAATTGAAGATCATATAAGGCTGCTTGGCCACGACGCTTCTTTAACTCTTTGTTCATCTCGGACATAGGGCCTCTTTTCAGATAAAGATCTTTATAGACTATATAACATATTGTACACTGTTTTAGATAGTTTGTAAATATATTTGTTACACTAGGATAAAAATATATTTGTGTGGAGTACTAGGGACTAGAATAAAAGGGGCTTTCACCGCGCCCCTCGGATTTTTCTAGCTCGTAAGCGGGCAAAGGGGAATGGCAGTTGGTCCATGTGGGCCGAAAATCATTTTAATATTTTCATAATTAATTAATCATTTATATTTTTTTATTGTACAAAATCATATTTTATTATATAATGATATTAAATGAAATTGAATATCGCGTGTGTATAACATCACACAATAATAAAAATGTTGTTCTAGTACCGTTCTTTGATAATTGAATATTGTGTGTGTTTCTCGTACATAACAATCATCTTAAAGGAGGATTTGTAATGGACGAGAAATTGGCGAAGAGGTTCGAGGGATTTTGTGAAATGTTGGTGGAATGTGACGACACCCAAAAGGCAAAGATCCGTGAATTGCTGGGAGTGAAGGAAATTCCTATCGGCACAGTGGCAAAATCACGCATGACCGGTAAATTCATGCGTACCGACAAGGTGTATGAGGGAAATCTCAATAAGCAAATGACCGTGTTGATTAAATCTCTACCCTCTGACCGTGGTATCACCGTTGATGAATGGGCGACACTTGCAATTGAGAATAAGTTGGAAACACAACAGTCACCGGTTAGGATTGTTGCGTACTACAGAAAACAGATCATCGAAATGGGATTCGCGAAACAGGTATAATGATCATAAACCTCGTACGAGAAACACACCAAATGAAAGAGACGCTTAATTGCGTCTTTTTTATTATATTAAATAAGAGAATAAGGGGTCGCAAGAAAGTAACGCTTTTCAGTTGGATTTGTTTTTGGTGCTTATACATCGGTGATCGTAGATATTAATCTTCGGTAATCTTCGGGGTTTACTTTTAATTAAATGCATGATATAATAAAAATAAAGAAAGGAGAATGGAACTAAATGAAAGTATTGTTTAAATGTAACTTTTGTGGAAAGACTTGGAAAAAGAAGTTTGGACCTAAAAGCTCAATTGAACAAAGGTGCCCAAAATGTAAAGAGTATGATGTAGAACTTATTCAAACCAATGTTAAATAAGAAAGGAGAATGAAATGAAGCACATCGATTCTTTAAGAGTTATTGGCGAACGAGGTTGCGCAACCAAGGATAAAGCAAGGCTTAGTCTTATCAACCATCCAATGTCGTATTTAGACATGATTAAATTCTACGACCACGTTAAAACACTCTTCCCTAATATGCCTGAAATCTATATTAGAAATATGAACAAGGGAAATGCTAGATTGCACGGCACCTTCTTTTTTGAAAGAAAAGAGATCCGAATAAATCGCTCTTGTGTACTAGTTCTACTTCATGAGCTCTCCCATGTGATACAACGCTACCATTATAAAGATTGCGGCACATCTCACTCAAGCGTTTTCTGTAATGTACTTGATCATCTTATTTACGATTGGGTAAAACTTAATAAGGAAGAAGCATTGAGTATCGGTCTTATACTGAAAGGAGAACAATCATGAGGTTAAAAAGTGTAGAAACATATGTTCAATATACTTACTTCGATGCTCCTGATGCCTTCGTTAACCTTTACATTGGTTGGAAACACTCAACTAACCCAGCACTCAGAAGTATTGCTTTTCAGCTTGCTGACTACATTCTCGAACTTGCTGCCTTCTGTGAGGACAAAGAATTTGTTTCTCCTCTTGACTGGGTTGAAACAAGGGTTCAGACTTTGGACGGAGTTGAGTTGATCGAAGATTGTTAATCGTGATAAAAATATATTCTATCTGAAATATATTGGCTCTGAAGAATATCATATTCTACCATGTTATTAACATGATTAAACAATGTTAATCATATCAGAGATATTATTGACACGGTAAAAAATTGACTTTTTTCTTCTCAATAATATTCAGATATATTTAAGTTATTAATATGATTAAACAATGTTCTTTGATAAAGAGACATAATGACAAAGGGGATTAATTCGCCAATAAATTTACTCATCACCCTTGTTATTAATATTATTCAACATATGGTTTATATATTAGACTGTTATTGGCAAAGGAGGTCAAAATTTTAGATTTAGAAAATTTTATTTTTTTTTTTTTAAACCTCTATATATAGTCAGTATATATCTTTTATAGAATAAAATGTTGTACAAAGTTAATAACTTATGTTAAAATAATTATATCTGAATATTATTGGTGATATAAAACGCCAATATAAATTAAACTTTTTCCACATAGAAAGGAGCACCGATGTCCAAGAAACTCATTAAGCAACTCATCGAAATAGGTACTCGTATCATTCCCGATGATTATGACACCCCTCAACAAAAATCTTTCTGCTTAAAACTAACCTACCCATGCTGTGGTAAACGTTCATGGAAATACATCCGTCCTCTCTACACAAGCCCCTGTTCTGCCCTTCCACTCACACTTGTAATTCACCACAGAAACTGTATTTATAGTATCTTGTGTTTTCGAATCACGGTTTCTTTTCAACCAAACCACAATAATACTGATGTTATTGCGATGATTGATGATTGGTTTGAATTAAAGAAAGAAAACAGTTACATTCTCGACTATAAACAAAAGCGCCTTTGTAAACGCCGTTGCAACCATTACAAATATTGTAAATACTGTGAACCATGCGAATGCTTAAAACGAGGAACAAACAATTAACACCGATAATCTTCGTTATTTACTTTTAAATTTACCCGTGATATAATAATTATAATGTAAAGATTTTCAATAGTATCTGTAAGGAGAAAATTATGAGCGGACCTGAAAGAACTCCAATGGCCGAGGACATGGCAACGATACTCAAAGGGACAATTAAAGTCCTTGAAATCTATGAAGCTATTGTTAAACATGTAGCTTACAGCCCACAAATGATCATTAATCAAATGGACCTGGAAGATTTCGAGGAGAAGATAAGCTCTCGCGATGTCCAATTCAAAGAACCTATTTTTAAGAAAGGAGAATGAAAGATGGGAGAAAAAATGAGTAAAGAGGAAATGATGCAGGCAATGGACCAGGCAGCTATACAAGCTGAACAGTTTCTTCGCTCAATTCTTGGGGCTGATTGTTCAGCGGAAGACGTGTTGCGATGGTTTAAAAACTGGTACCTTCAGGCCGGTCACAAGCGGTTAGGACGCATCATGGTAAAACTTTCAAAGGAGTACCAACTGTAATGGACATTTTAATTGCAGCAATAGCAGGTAAGGTAGTCGCGATAGCTGGGTGTCTTCTGATACTGTCTGGCATCTGTCATTTGATCCGGAAGATACGCCATAAGATTGCAAGGGTGAAATAATGAGTAACGATGATCTGACATGGCCAGAGGTCGTGGTTATTTTAATCATTACTGTGTTTGTTGCTTTTATGGTATTAATCTTAAAGGCACCTTGACTATGTAAGAACTATTCTTTTAGTTATGCGCTGGGGTAGCGCGACGGTGAAGTGTAGCAGGGTGCCTCTTAACAACAGAAAGGAGAATGCAGTTATGGCAAAGCGAAAGATTTTAATTCAGACTGTCGAGACCATTTGGTCATCAGCCGAAGTAGATTTACCTGATGAAGCCTTTGAAACTGACCTTCATGAATGGATTCAGTTACACCCCAATGAATGTATGAAAACCACCCTTCATATCCAGAACGTTATTAATTCCACAACGAATGCCTTCTATCTCGCGCTTGAAGATGTACAGGCAATAATTTATTCTGAAGATTGCCGCACTCTCGGTCGCATTGAAGACCAAATAATGGAGGATTCACGCGATTTGACAATTGACTTGATGGAGAAACTGGAACTAATTCCAACTACTATAGTTACATTCATTGAGGACGTAGATGAGGACCTATTTGCAAAGTGGAACACTAAGGCAGTTGATGCACTTAACTTTCACTTAGGTCGCCATCAAATACCACCGATAGTTAGGGCATTTGTCCGGGAGAAGGGGGTACTTTAAATGGCATTAACATCACATGATGAGGAAGAGAGGGGCGGGGTATCTTGTTTCACTTGCAGTGACGCCCAGTGTAGGGAAACTCAAATCAATATCTACAACATTTCTCGTGGTATAAGTACGAACATCCCTGTTGATACTTATTTAAAAACTACCGGTTGTGATGAGTGGAGGGAATGATGACTATGTTTCTTAATCTCCTTGAAGGATATATTATGTGCTTTGTATACGCCTTCTTTGTGTTTGGCGCGGTGGCAGTGATTGCTCTAGTGACGTGGCTTTATATGCTTATCTTTGAGGCTGATTAATGGACCGCTGTCTTCAATGCAATTGCACACGAACTGAAGTTACTACTGCTTGTGTTCACATGTCTATTTGTAATAGAGAGGGTGTTCCTCTTGATGGGTTTAACTGTCCATTTCGCTGGTCAAAAGATAGGTGGGGCAGGCGGGCTCAATGTAGTTTATATAGCAACTGTAATAGAGAAACAGGTAACTTTTTTATAGGAGGACACAGTTTTATGAGTGAGGAAGAGATTGAACGCACTAGTTCACCGTTCGAATTACCGGGAATAAAAATTCCAACTCCATGGATTATGGCAGTTGCTGACCTATTAAATCATGGGGCTAACCTTTGTCATGCCATGGGTTTACCGAACAGTACTGCACAGTTAGAGACTATGGCGAAGGTTGTCATGGAAACTATTGAATTGGAGGTCGAGCAGACGGGACAGGATCCATTGCTCATCTTAATGCAAAGACTACTAGATACGGGGAACGAGCGGAAAGATACACGTACCTTGATGGAGGTTTCACCTATTCGTTCTGTAATGTCTGACCGCATTTGGCGGACTACCATGTTACTACATTCACAGATACTTAAGGCAAACCAGTATGGTTGGACATTTTATGAGAACATTCACTTGATGCTAGAACAGCGTGAAGCATGGTCACAAGGAGATGTGCTTTGGTTAATTGCTGTAGCCGTAGACTACATTGAAGGAAGGGTATGATATATGAAGATACCTAAAGAAGAGTTTAATGAAGAAGAAAAGAGGGAAGAAGAAGAGTGGGAGGAGACAGAGCGGGATGATTCATTCCAACTTCTTGAGGACAGGGATAGAGAGAATTAGGGAGGAGAAGTGATGATAAAGACTGCGCAGTTTATAAAACCATGTGTGTGTCGTTCGGTTGGTGAGTGTTGGCATAATACCTTCGCAGAACTGACAGCTCTTGATAAAATGGTTGATTCTTTTGCAGAAGAAGTAAAAAGCAAGCTCCGTTCAAAGTGTCTAATGGGATATACGGGATGGGACAACCCAGAGCTACAACCACTACTTTTGCAAAAGCTAAAAGAACACATTGAAAGAGAAGGGCAGGAAATAGACGTGGGGGCATTGGCTGCAATGTTGTGGAACATGAAGGAGGAGAAGTAATGCCGAAATTCATGATAACCTTCGGACAAAGGCATCCACTAAGAGATAACTGGATAGAGATTGAAGCTCCTGATGAAGCCTTAGCACGTTTAGAAATTATTTCTGTTATTGGTAAGTATTGGGCGTTTAGTTATGAGGAAGCTTTATTTGAACCAAAATATTTTCCAGGTGGACGTGTAGGAAAAGTTATTGAGGTAAAATAATGACTAGAGTAAATGACCGACGCATAGGAAAAAAGAAGATCTTCAAATTTACCTTTAACTATAAAGGTGAGATACACGATGTTTATACTCATGGCCTTAATGAGGACGTGGGCTTTGGACAGGCAACATTTAAACTCGCTCAAAAGTTAGGTATTACTGGTTATGCATTGCGCTGTTATTTTTTAGGGAAACAGAATTCATACTCGAGTGTTGAGGTTAAGCAAGACGATACTAGAGACAAAAGTAAAGGAACAGGTAATAGAGCTTGTTAGCAAAGGAGGTGAAAACGAGAATGAAAGATTGGGTGTGCACTAAATGTGGGCACGAGGTCATGGCTACAGAAAGACCGTCACCTATAAAGTGGTCAGATGGCCATGTATGTTCATTTGTTGAAGATAAAAAATACACGTTTATTAAACAGGAGGGTAGATGACTAGTTATATTACACAAGAAGTTATCTCAATAACTCCAGATAGGCAAGTTCTTGCATTTAAAAATTTACGTAGTGCCCATGCTTCTCTTCTTCAGGAGTACCATAGCTACATTATTGAAAATGAAATTGATTTAGCAAACAAGTTTTCTAATGATGAATTATGTTCATGGTATCTAAGCCTGAAAGTGAGTCAACGTGAATTCAGTACAACAGAAGACCCACGTAGACTTCCACTTGAAATGAGAACAAGTCATGTTCATACTGCACGATATATGTGGCCTATCTTAATAATGCAAGGAAGAAAAACAGTGGAAAAGATACGTCGTGGGGAAAAGGTTACATCAATAACTGATACAAGTAGACGAAAAAAAGCTGGTCCATGTGTCTATTTCTGTAACTATGAACCTGGTGTAGACAAGGTACTCGACACCATTTATGTTAAAATGAACCCACAAATAAAGGCTCTCATAAACTTAGCAATAGATAATATTCCCAGCTCTGGATTAGTAGACTTTAAGTTTTATGAGATGATAATGAAGTCAGCAGATAAACTAAAAACGCGGCAAAGGCCATGGCTTATATGGCTATACTATAGAACCAAAATATTAAAGTTAGGCTTTATCGAAGAAAGGAGAGTGTAATGCCTGAACAGATGTTAGGTGATAAAAAAGTAGAGGTCTCATATCTAAGGTTGCTTGGAATTTATGAAGGTGATGTTCTCGTTGACCCGGAAAAGAAAAAATATGTTCATGCATTCCTTATTCATTGTGAAACTGTAGAGAAACAAAGGTATATTTGCCCAGTTTATACACAACCAAATCATTATGAGTCAACTAAGAAAGCAATAGGCAGGTTAATTCCTTTATTATTTGCAGCATTTGACAAGACTATCGGCCTTGTTAAGGATGAGCATCAGGAAGGGGGAGCAGAAGTTTCTCCTGTTGTTGAACATGTCTATCAAGAAGAAAATGAGAAGACACATTAAGTTCATGCAAAAAAGATTGACCTTCGTTAAACTTCGAGGTTTACTTTTTAAATTATCCGTGATATAAAGGAATTAAATGATAATTTTGATCTATCAACTAAAATGAGAAAGGAGAATGAAGAAGATGGCAGCAAATGTTGAAAGTATGGCGTACAATGGAGCAGTTCCTTGGCATGGTTTAGGTGTGCCTGTTAAGGAAAACTTAACCCCTGCTGAAATTCTTGTGGCAGCTTCTCTTAACTGGTCGGTACGGCGTGAAGGTATAGTTACTTCCGTATCAGGGCAGACGATGCTTGATCATTACGCATTAGTAAGAGATGTAGACAACCAGATTCTTGGTATCTGTGGCAAAGAATATCAGCCCTTCCAAAACAGTGAGGTGTTTGATTTCTTCACTAAATTCGTTGAGGCCGGTAAAATGGAAATGCATATTGCCGGTTCACTTCTTAATGGCAAGTACATTTGGGCACTTGCTAAAATCAAAGATGGACAGTTTAATCTGATGGGCGATGATCCTAATTACTCTTACTTACTTATGGTTTCTCCTCACGTATGGGGTAAAGCCATGACGCTTCTATTTACCTCAGTACGAGTGGTATGCTGGAACACTATGAACATGGCATTAAGTAGGATAATTGCTGAACGTTTCAGGATCCTTCACAATCGTACCTTTCCGGAATTAAAAGCAGCCGCTCAAGATACCATTGAACAGGTGTTAGTTGTGAAAGAGAAATACGCGCAGCAAGCATTACTACTTGCACAAGCTAAAGCCGAGAAAGACCAAGCACTTGAATACTTCGCTCGCCTTGTAAGCCCAAAAGCACTTGACAGTTTCAGTAAGATTAGTGACCTTAATGAGCTCAATGATAATGCTCGCAGAATTATTTACAACTTTGAAAAAGGTCCGGGGGCAGAGCTTGTATCAGCAAAGGGAACATGGTGGGGCGCATTCAATGCAGTCACACGATTTGTCGATCATCAGCAAGGACGATCAGGTCAAGACAAACGTTTGTATGATTCTTGGTTGGGTATAAAGAGCAAGTTGAAACATCAGGCTCTTGATCTTGCAATTGAGTATGCCGAAGCAGCTTAAAGAAAAGGAGGGAAATGACGTAAGTAAAAGATTCGTCATCTTAGCGGCGCGAGGATATGGACTAATAACGCAACATAACAATCTAAAAAAATGGAGGATGTTTAATATGACAGAAGCAAAGAGCGAGGCAAAGAAGGTTCCTGAGATTCCTAAGAAAACCAAGGCAGCACCTGATGTTCCTAAAAAGGAAGTGGCAGAAAAACCTAAAAAGGAAAAGGTAGTTAAACCCGTTAAGACAGGCACGAAGTACACCCTGCTTAAGAATTTTGACCCTGCCGGCGCCGAGAAAATGCCTTTGCAGTGTCGTCAGATTCTTACAATAATTGACGAGGCACCTGGAAAAGCTATCACTAAGGTTGATTTGCTCGAAAAAATGAAAACCGCCGTAATCACGAGACAGCCGATTGAAAGAATCTTGGCCTTCTATCAGCCAAGAATTATCAGTGGAAAATATGTTGCAATGGAAGCTATTACCTCTGTTGTAGCACCTGCCTAATTAACTTAATAAAATGTTTGTTATATCAATGGCAGGGGGAAAATAAAAATTCTCCCTGCCACTTGCTTAGAAAGGAGAATGAAATGCAACAATTCCTTCAAAAAGAAATTGACTCCCACCTTGGATATATTGAAAAATTAACCGCCATGGATGATACTGCAAGGGTAATAGCACAAATAAAAGAAGAAATTGATCCTTCATTAAGCGTCTCATTACACGCTGGTGTTACCCTTACACAAATTCAAGGAATTATGGTAATGATTTACCCAAAACATTTTGATGAAGTTAAATCAGTTCTCAAACTATTTGCTTTAAATGGTTTTTATATTAATGGTAAACCAGAGGATTATGCAGAAATAAGTAGACGTACATGGAGATTAAAATCAAAAGAACATTCTACTCCAGTTAGTATATGTGCTTTTTTCTCTGACTATAAAGAGGGGCAGGGTTGTAAATTTGTTAAGGTTGGAGTTAAAGAAGCGCCAGTCTATAAGCTCATGTGTGATACAGAGGAGGTGAAAGAAGATGCCGAATAAGTTTGGCAAATCAACAGATAAAACATATCTGTCTTTAGATAATGCCGAGGAGCGAGGTTTTATACACCGTGATTATATTGCTCATTGCTTACGCTGGACTCATATTGTTAAATTTCTCCAGGAAAAACAACGATATAAGACTGCATATGTAATGGACATAGGTTGTGGACAAGAAGCTCCGTTACTTAAAACACTTTACACCTCTCGTCTTTTACCTTATGTCTATTGTGGTGTAGATGTTGGACCTATTAAGATTTTCAATACAATGCCGGCGTTACGGAAATTTGCTTTTAGTGAAGATCATATGGAAGGTATCTTATTAATTCCTGAATGTAATATTCTAGAATTAGAACCTCCACCAACATACCAACATGCTCCTGATGTAATTGTAATGTTTGAGGTACTAGAACACAATGAAAAGGAAACAGGGGTCAAGATTCTAGAAACCCTGAAAAAATTTGGTGGCCCACAAACAACCTTATTTATATCTACTCCATGTTATGATGGTAAAAACCTTGCTGCAAACCATGTATATGAGTGGAGCTATAATGAGTTAGCAGCAGAACTTACAAAACACTTTATTATTGAAAATGTCTGGGGAACGTTTGCATCTATAAGAGATTATGATCATAGGTTAGACCAAATATCTATCGACGGTTTATCTGAAATTTTCAGAAGAATGCGAGAATACTATGATGTTAACTACCTTGCGACGATTTTTGCTCCTCTGTTTCCTGAGCTTAGTCGTAATTGTCTTTGGCAATTGCATTACAAGCACCAGCTTGCTTGATTTTAAACAGCATAAGTCGCCTACACTTGTAGCTTCGTGGTATGATTATAGTATCAACAACAGGATGATTAGTAAAACAAGGGCTACCTGTGCTAGTCGTGATTTCCCACGTTATTCTTATTTAATAGTAACTAACCTAGATAATGGTAAAAGTGTTAGGTGCTTTGTAAACGATTATATAGAGCATCCTGATCGACACGTTGATCTATCAAGTCATGCCTTTAAACAAATAGCAAATTTAAAATTAGGATTAATTCAAGTAAAAATAACTGGAGGTAGTGATGCGGGAACTAACACCAATTCAAGAAGTAAAAATAAAACTATTGTATCAGGACTCAATAATTCCAACTAAGTCACGGGAAGGGGATGCGGGGTTTGATGTGTATGCTCTCAAATCAGTGTTGATTTGGCCACAACGATGGTATAAGTTTCCATTAGGTTTTGCTATGGAAATTCCACAAGGATGGGTAGCAATGGTAAGTGAACGTTCAGGAATGGCAGCTAATAAAGCATTATTTACTATAGGCAACATCATCGACTCAACTTATCGTGGAGAAGTACACGCAATAGTTTATAATGGGGATGAAGCGAATAGATGGCAAATAAATGTAGGAGATAAGATAGCTCAAATCCTAGTAATCCCCTGTTATACTGGAATTAATTTACGCGTAATGAAACGTTTATCTGAGACAGATCGTGGGGATAAAGGTTTCGGTTCAAGTGATGTGGAGGATAAACGATGAAAGATCAAACTGGAATTATTGTTCTTGATGGCCCTGATGCATGTGGCAAAACAACTTTACAACAAGCCTTTGTTGAACAAGCTGGTGCTATACCAATTCATTTAACTTACCCAGCTCCAAATGGTCTTAGTATGTTTGAGTATCAGACAAGAGAAATGGTTAATGCTATTAAGTTATCAGATGCTAACCTTGTTATAGTTGACCGTCATTGGATTAGTGAAAAATTATATGCTAAAGTTTTTCGTGATGGTAGTCCATGGCCTTTAATGGGACAGATGATGCATTATATCTTGTTAAAACAAGCAGCCCTGTATATCCTTTGTTTACCACATACAATTCCTTTGACATTAAAACGTCACAATGAAAACATTGACCAGAAGCATCCTTATCCAGATGATAAATTTACAGAGTTACTCAATGAATATCTTGATTTCTGGGAAGAACGAGCATATAACTTCTTTTTTATGCGGTATAGAATAGAGTTTGAAGGGGCTGATATGCGGTTTTTTATTTCCCAAGCACTGGAAAGATTACGAACAAATATTAGATCGCAGTATTCTCCAGCTCTTAATGTCAATGAACGTAATATTTCAGGTCACTTACTCAAAGCAAAATGTTTACTTGTTGGTTTGCAATTAAACCCTAAATATTTTCATGAACAGTTTGATGCGAACTATCCATTTTATGAGTACGGAAACTCAAGTTTGTTTTTACATCAAACATTAAATAAGGTAATGAAGCGAGGGAAAATAGATCCAGAGTATTTTATGTGGACGAATGTCTATCAACTGGATTTTTTAACATCAGCACACTTATCACCATTACATGAAAAAGGATTAAAGATAATTACCCTTGGTAAAGAAGCTGAGAAGGTTGTTAAGCGAATTAATTTACCTTATAATGCTATACCTCACCCACAATATATCAAAAGATTTGGTGAAGGTGTGACAGATTATGAGAAACTATTATGGGAGGCAACGGAGCATGTTTTCTACTAATCCTATTTTTGCTCCAACAGCAAATATTGCTTGGGTAACTTTACTGGAGCATGTTTTAAGTAGTGGGGGGACAACTTCTCCTCGTGGTCTTAAGTCTCAAGAACTAATAAATATGACTACCTGTTGTGCTATGCATAAACCTATAGTCACTATTAAAGATAGGAAGTTAGGGTATAGGTTTCTATTTGCAGAGGCATACTGGATTTTATCTGGTGATAATCGTGTGCAGACAATTGCTCCTTATTCAAAACATATTCAGAAATTTTCAGATGATGGGCATACCTTTTTTGGGGCATATGGGCCCAAGATTGTTGAACAAATACCTTATGTTATTAGCAGTTTAATGCGTGATAAAGATACGAGGCAAGCTGTGTTAACTATATGGCGAGAGAATCCACCACAAAGTAAAGACATTCCTTGTACTATATCAGTTCAATGGTTAATCCGAAACAATAACCTTCATTGTATTGATAATATGCGTAGTTCTGACATCTGGCTTGGTTGGCCTTATGATGTGTTTAATTTTTCAATGATAAGTTCTTATGTTCTTTTAATGCTTAAAGACCATTATCCTACATTGGAATTAGGTAATATCAGTATGAACCTTGGGAGTGCTCATTTATACGAAAAGAATTTCAATGATGCTCAGTTATGTATAACTAATTTGAATGATTATAAGTTTCGTTATGGTATACTTGAGCCAAAAAAAGAATTCATTTATCCATCTGATTTATTGTATCATCTTAAGTGTGTTGCTGAGAATAGGCATTCAGAACTTAAATCACAATGGTGTTGCTGTATTGCAAGAGGCGACCATAATAAATAAACAAGGAGAAAGATATGTTAAAGCCAAAGGAACTAGACATTGAAGGACTAAAGACACTAATCATTACTGAATTAGCTTCTATCGAACGTGTGGGTATTGATAAGTTACTTGTTTATCTTACTAAAGACACAGATTATTTTACAGCTCCATCATCAGCTTCGTTTCATTATGCTTTTCCTGGTGGTCTTGCTGCCCATTCATGGAATGTTTTTAATTTACTAACAGCTAAAATAGAAATGTTTAATATCCCTGTTCAGACTGATAGCATTTCTATTGTAGCTTTACTTCATGACCTCTGTAAAGTAAACTTTTATGAGGTAGATAATGATCCACCGAGTGATGCTCAAATAAAATATCTACGTGATCTAGCGAAACGAGAATATTATCAGATTCCCCCTGATCATATGACAAAGGGGTATGTTAGTTCCTTAATAAATTTCTATAAGAATGGAGGAGAGAAACCTGAATTCAAAACTACGTATAAGTTTAATGATCAGTTTCCTATGGGACATGGAGAAAAAAGTGTTATCCTTGCACAAAACTATATCCAATTACGTGATGAAGAAGCCATTGCTATACGTTGGCATATGGTTGCTTTTGACGCTGGTATTCATTTTAATTACCCAAGTGGTTTTCCATTCAGACAAGCTGTTGAAAAATATGCACTGGTTACTCTCCTCGCCACTGCAGACATGGAAGCTTCTAATATCTTAGAAAGTGAGAGAGAATATAAGGAATAATTTTTAGCGGTCTATCAAGGCCTGGGGCATGGGAGCCGGTGATCTAAGTTCGTCCTCGCACTGTGGTAGAAAGCGAAACAGGAGTCAGGAGCCGGTGCTAAAAATAAATAGTTAAGTAATATATCATAATTTATTTTTGTGTAACTTCTAGGTTTACTTATGGTAAAACATATGATATATTATTTATATTAGAAAGAAGAATGAAAGGCATATTATGTGGTTACCACCAACTGAATTACCTAGTCTTGAGTCAGCTAAAAAAATATCTATTGATATAGAAACCCGTGACCCTCATCTTAAAGAAAAGGGACCTGGTACCTTTCGCAAAGATGGCTATATCGTTGGTATTGCTGTTAATACAGGTGATGGGTATAAACAGTACTTTCCTGTTGGCCATGATAATGGGGGAAACTTAGATAAGCAGGTTGTTTATTCCTGGTTAAATGATGAGTTATCACGTGATTGGCAACCAAAAGTAGGGGCTCGTATATCTTATGATATGGAATGGTTATGGCAAGCAGGGGTACAAATTAAAGGTCCTAAGTATGATGTAACAATTGCCGAAGCCCTATTAAATGAAAATAAGTTTAGGTATAACTTAGATAGTATTGCTGCAGAGCGTTTAGGTAAGCATAAATTTAATCAAGAATTAATTCAAGTCGCTTCTCGATACAAAATAAAACCAGACAAAGTTAAACAGCACATGAATATCTATACCCCACAGGAGGTTGCTCCTTATGCAATTGAAGACACAGAATTACCTCTTGAAATTTTTGCACAGCAGGAAATTGAACTTAAAGATCAGGAATTATGGCCTTTATTTATTCTGGAAACTAATCTCCTTGACTGTCTTCTTGCAATGCGTCTTCGTGGAGTTCCTATTGACGTCAGAAGAGCTGAGCAATTACAAGAAGAATTTATTCTTCGTGAAAAAACGATGCAAGAATATCTCAATTCTTTTGCCGGTTGCTCTATCCAAATCTGGGCTGCTGACTCGATTTCAAGAGCGTTTGATATTGCAAATATTCCATACCCTAGAACACCAAAGACTAATAAACCGTCTTTTACAAAGGACTGGCTTGAAAACCATCAATCAGAACTTGCCAGATTAATACTAGAACTTCGTCAAGTTCATAGATTACGAAACTCGTTTATTGAAAAAATGATTCTTGAACATAGTATCAATGGTCGTATTCATCCAGAGTTTCATCCTGTTAAACATGATGAAGGTGGAACTGTAAGTGGTAGGTTTAGCTCAAGTAATCCTAACCTTCAACAAGTTCCTATACGTCACCCAGTTTATGGGCCATTGATTCGTAGTTTATTTATTCCTGAACATGGGGGTGAGTGGAACAAGAATGACTATAGTCAGCAAGAACCAAGGTTAACAGTTCACTATGCTTATTTAAGAGGTTATCCTGGTGCTCAAGAAGCTAGAGATCGTTATATCGCTGATCCAAATACCGATTATCATACGTTCACAGCAGAGCTTTGTAATTGTGAAAGACGTCTTGCAAAAGATATTAACCTTGGTCTAGCATATGGTATGGGTATCGAGAAAATGGCAGCAAAATTAAATTTGCCTATTGATACTACAAAAACCTTGTACCAAATGTATCATAAAAAAATTAGGTATATGAAACCACTTGCTATTGATTTAATGAATCTTGCTGCTACTAGAGGATACATTAAAACAATTTTAAATAGACGTAGACGCTTTGATTCATGGGTTCCACCTGGGAAGCATGAAGAAAAAATAATTCCTTTGCCTTATGAAGAAGCAAAAGAAAAATGGGGACTTCCACTTAAACGTGCATTTACACATAAAGCACTAAATGGTTTGATACAAGGGTCTGCTGCTGATATGATTAAAAAAGCAATGTTAGATTGTTATCATGCAGGATACGTCCCACATTTAACTGTACATGATGAGCTTGATCTTACAACTAATAGTCCAAAAGAAAGACTTATGATAAAAGATATTATGCTTAATGCATTAAAATTAGAAGTTCCTTTGAAAGTAGATTCCTTTGTTGCTAAGAATTGGGGGGAATGTAAATGAAATACTATAGGACAGAAGGTAACTATTGTCTTGCTTGTGGTAGATTATTTATAGGTACACAACAAGGTTATATATATGATTTCTATTGTTTAAGGCCGTGTTTGCCAGTAATAGATGACTGTTTCGTTTTAACAAGTGGAATATAAATAATGGAAAATATAACAAAACAAATAGAAGTTCCTGAATACGAAGTTATTAGTAATGGAAACTATATTTTAAGCTATGAAACTGCTTACCTTTTAGCCCTTGATAAACTAAAAACTATGCTTGAAGAAGAAGGATACATACTTATAAAAGCAAAAAATTCTGCCGTACAATATGAAATTTTTGCTAAAAATTTTATTGTTAAGTTTGAATGTTTAGTTGACAGCATACCTTATTTTAATGTATGGGGGGTTATATGACAGAAAAAGAAATGTGGGCAACACTATATACTCAATTAAAAAAAGATTGTTCAATGACAAGATTAGAAAATGCTGTATCTTTTGGTATACCTGATTTAATTATTGGTTATATGAACAGATCTTTTTGGGTAGAAACTAAAATTGATAAAGGTGGTTTCTTTCTAATTCGTCCGAGTCAGATAGCATGGCACATAAAACATATACAGTGCAATTGTCTGGATGCTTATTTTCTAGTCTATATGAAAAACGAAGCATATAGACTTTACTTAGCAAAAGATTTATTGCAATTTGAAAATTTAGAATCTTATGGAAATGTAACGCGAGTTTTACTACGTGATTATATTACATGGTTTCAAACATTAGACCCGCGTGGGTTAAAAGGAATATTAAATTATATGTTTATTTGTACAAAAGAATTTGATGGGAAAGGAAGTGATTAATTTGGTTTTTGTCATCCAGGAAAATGCAACAAAGAATATCTCACCAGCACTAGAATATGGTGAACTAAAAATTCTTTTACCACCAGGTCAGGTGACCTTTTCTCCCGGTCCTAGTATCGCTAGGTTACGACGTGGGTTAAAGAATTTTAGTGATAATGATTATTTACTCTGTATTGGAGACCCAATAGCGATAGGTATGGCTTCAATTATTGCGGCAGAAAATAATGCTGGTAGAGTAAAATATCTGAAGTGGGATAATCAGGAACACCGTTACTTACCTATTACAGTTGATGTAAATTTCGCTAGAAAGGAGATTGATAATGACTGATTTTATAGATGAGCTTGCAGCTGATTCATTAAATATACCAGAAGTAGATGATCTTTCACTTTTAACTGAATTAGTTAAAAAGCATCTTACAATAGAAAATGAAATTGAAATGATGGTATATGAACTAGCAATAAAGCAAGGGGAACTTCGAAACTTATCTGAAAAAATAATTCCTGAAATTTTTGAACGGTTAAATCTTGAAGAAATCAAACTTAATAATGGCGTAAAAGTTAATGTAAAACCATTTTATGCTGGGACTATTACCGCAGAAAATCAACCTGCTGCGTTTACTTGGTTAAAGGAAAATGAGCATGATGATTTAATTAAGAACGAATTAAAGTTAACGTTCGGAAAGGGGGAAGAGGAAACTTGTTTAGGTCTAATGGAATCATTAGAAGTAGCAGGGTATAACTTTGTTAATAAGAAATCAGTCCACCCACAAACATTAAAAGCATTTATTAAAGAACAAATTGAAGCGGGTAATAAGGAATTTTCAAGCGCAATGGACCTTTTTAGTGTTCATATTGGGAAACAAACAAAGATTAAAATTCCAAAAGGAGGAATAGTTTAATGGCCAAAGTAAAAGATAAAGAAGTATTGGTAAAAGAAACTTATAGTAGTCAAGCGTTAGTAATTGAAGATATGGTTACTGATGCAGAATTAGGACTAGAGGACATTGGTGCTGGTGATGTAGCTCTTCCTTTTCTATCTATTTTACAATCAGGAAGTCCACAAGTAAAACGTGGTGAACAACAAGTTGAAGGAGCAGTTGAAGGTGACGTCTTTAACACTGTTACTCTTGATGTTTACAATGGTGAAGAAGGTATTTTCGTTGTCCCTTGTATGTATAAGAAAGCATATGTTGAATGGAAACCAAGAGAAGCAGGTGGTGGTTTTGTAATGCAACATGAAAGTGAACATGTAATGCAGCAAACAAGAAAAGATGCAAAGGGCAGAGACATGCTTGAAAATGGAAACATTATAGTTCCTACTGCTTATCACTATGTTTTACTTATTAATCCAGTTTCAGGAGATTCAACTCGTACAGTAATAGGTATGAGTAGTACACAGTTAAAGAAATCTAGACGCTGGAATGCAGTAATGACAACCTTAAAACTTCAACGTAATGATGGGACCAAGTTTACACCAGCAATGTTTTCTCACATGTATAAATTAACAACTGAAGCTGAGTCAAATGAACTTGGTGCTTGGTCAGGGTGGAAAATAGAAATTGCTGGTTTAGTTCCTTCTAAAGAAATATATGCTTCTGCTAAAAAATATTCAGCAGATCTAAAATCAGGAGCTATCAGAGAAGCTGCTCCCCCGCGAACTGACTTTCAGGACAGCGATGCGCCGTACTAAAGTCAGTGTATATAGGGCTCCAGTAATAAAAGCTGGAGCCCATTTGCTTATCATAAGGGGAGAACAATGTACGAGATTGCGACTGGATTTCTTGAGCTATTTAACGGTTATGATAAAGCTTATGGTATATATAAAGTTGAACAAACAACTTCTTCTGGTAAAGCAAAGGGACAAGCTTCCACAATTGTTGCGGACGTAACACCTGAATTATGGGTTAAACATTTAACAGGTAAACAAGGTATAGGAATAATTCCTATCAAGAATGATAATACCTGTTACTTTGGGGCCATTGATATAGACATAATCGGTGTTAATTTCGTAGAAATAATAAAAAAGCTTAAGCGCCATAACTTTCCATTTGTCCCCTGTCGTTCTAAGTCAGGTGGATGTCACCTATTTATCTTTTTAGCTTCACCTGTATCTGCTAAAATAATGCAAACAAAGCTTCGTGAAATGGCAGCTACCCTTGGTTATGGTAACTCTGAAATATTCCCAAAGCAAATAGAAGTTTTAACTGAACGTGGTGATCTGGGTCAGTGGATTAACATGCCTTATTTTAATGATCTACGTGGGTTACGATATGCAGTCAATGAAATAGGTGAAGCATTATCAATCGCGGATTTTCTTTCTTTAGCGTATAAATCAAGAATAACAGTAGATGAATTTGCCGCGATACAAGTAGAAATTATAAGTGATGAAATTACAGATGGTCCACCTTGTCTTCAATATCTTATAACACAAGGTTTTCAAGAAGGTATGCGTAACAACGGACTATTTAATATAGGTGTGTATGCAAGAAAAGCTTTTCCAGATGAATGGGAAAAGAAAACAGAGGAATATAACCAGATGTTTATGATTCCTGCCTTACTTTCCTCTGAAGTTCAGCAAGTATTAAAATCAGTAAAAAAGAAAACTTACATCTATACATGTAACCAAGCACCAATAAATGCTTTTTGTAATAAGGCTTTATGCATCACTAGAAAATATGGTATTGGCCCTGATATGTCTTTACCTAATCTAAGCAACTTAACAAAGTTTAATTCAAATCCACCTATTTGGTTTATTGACGTTGAAGGTGCTGGAAGAATGGAATTAACAACAGAAGATTTACAGACACAAGAAAGATTTCAACGACGCTGTATAGAAGCCTTGAACATGATGCCCCCAATAATCAATAAAATGACGTGGCAACAAATTGTTCAGAGGTTATTAGATACAGTAGTATTAATTATTGCTCCAGCTGATGCTTCACCTTCAGGACAATTAATAGAACACTTAGAAAGATTTTGTACTTCACGTGTACATGCAAGAGATAAGAATGAAATTTTACTAGGTAAACCATATTCAGAAAACACTCATCATTATTTTAGAATGTCTGATTTTATTTCTTATTTAGATCGTCATCATTTTAAAGAATTTAAGGTGCATAAAATTTCTTCAATCATAAAAGAACAACTTAAAGCAGAGCATACTTTTTTAGTTCTTAAAGGGAAGGGGGTGAACGTTTGGAAGGTTCCTGAATTTCAGTTACAAGATAGCGACCATGATGTTCCTGATATTAATGATAAGATACCCTTTTAAGGAGATGATTAATGTTAACTACTCGTGATATACAATGGCTAGATAAATTCCGAGGTGCAGCTGACGAGGCTTGGAGCTCCTTAACTACCTGGGAAAAAAGATTTTGTGAAGACGTGCTTGAAAAATATAGGGTACATAAGGAACTTCTTACATTGTCTAAGAAACAATGGGAAGTAATTTCTAACATTAGTGAAAAACTAGGTTTATAGGAGGAAATGATGTCATCATTAGATAAAGGCTTCAATCCACTAGACAATATTAATGTAGAAGCATTAAAACCGATTATATGTGATTGTGGAAACGATTTATTTATACAAAGTTCTATCTTAAGAGATATACCAGTAATACAATCACCAACAGGACAACGTACATTAGCTAATATTATAATGGGCTATATGTGTATAGCATGTCACAATGTAGTTACATTTACTGTGGATGCTAAAACAGATCAATATGTGTGGAAGAAAAAGAAAGAAGCCTCATGAATATAATCTTAGGTCCACCAGGTACAGGAAAAACTACAAGGTTACTAAACCTAGTAGAAGATTATCTTGCTAAAGGAGTTCTACCGAAACAAATAGGTTTCTTAGCGTTTACTCGTAAAGCTGCTGATGAAGCAAAAACAAGGGCTAAAGAAAAATTTGGGGTAAGTGACTCTGGTTTTATGTTCTTTCGTACTATTCATTCTCTAGTTTTTCGTCAACTTGGATTATCTAAGACGCAGATAATGCAGAAGGAACATTATAGAGAAATTGGAGAATTACTTGGACTAGAAATTAATTGTTATATTGATTTGGAAGAAGGAAACTTAGGTACTGGTACAGCAGAAGGAGACCAGTTAATATTTATTGATAATCTCGCAAGAGTAAAGATGATACCGTTACGTGATCTATATGATCAAACTACTTATGATGTTGATTGGCAACGTTTACTTCAGTTATCACAAACAATTAAAAAATATAAGGAGGCGAAAGGATTAATTGATTTTACGGACATGTTAGAGCTGTTTCTTAAACATGGGGAAATTCCAAAGTTTGATGTTCTGTTTATTGATGAAGCCCAAGACTTGAGTATACTACAATGGAAGGTAATCGAGGCAATCATGAAAAATACACCGGAGGTTTACATTTGTGGAGATGATGATCAATCTATTTTTCGTTGGGCTGGGGCTGCTACTGACTATTTCATTACTCTTTTGGGGGATATTACGGTGCTTGAGCACTCATGGAGAGTACCACGGAATATACAGCAAGTTGCTCATGAAATCATTAATCAGGTTAAGTTTCGTCGACCTAAGACGTGGCGACCTCGTTCCGATGGCGGGGAGGTTTTTTATTGGAATGATTTGGATTCTATACCTATTGACAGTGGGCATTGGTTATTACTTGGTAGGAACGCTTATTTACTTAAAAGATTGGAAGAGCATTGTATGCGCAATGGTTATTCTTTTGAAGGTGCTAGGTTTTCCCCCCTCAAGTCTCCTGCATTAAAAGCCATTAAATCGTGGGAAACACTACGTGCTAGTGGAAGTATAACTACTGAAGAAGAAAAGAGAATGTTTCAATATCGTACTTCTAAAGTTATTCCGAAACATATGGACATATGGCATGTTGAACTAGATAAAATATCTCCTTATGAACGTGAGTATTTTATTGCAGCAAGACGACGTGGAGAAACCTTGTTAAAGATTCCTCGTATAAAAATTAGTACGATACATGGGGCAAAGGGTGGAGAAGCTCAGAACGTATTACTCTTAACAGACATGGCATATAGAACCTACCAGGAAATGCAGCAAAATTATGATGACGAAGCAAGGGTCTTTTATGTAGGAGTAACAAGGGCTAAAGAGACTTTACACATTATGGAACCGAGTACGAATTTATATTTCCAATTATAGATTAGTATAAGGTGGTAAAAACGGATGAAAAAATGAGTCCACAGGACTCCACAAGTGGTACTTAAAATAAATAATTGATATAGTATATGGGTGAAATTTTATGGGGACATTACAATATCCTTTCAAGTTAAAGCCATTTGAACACCAGTTAAAAGTGTGGAATATTAGTTGTGATTTACAAAGTTATGCTTTATTTATGGACATGGGAACTGGTAAAAGTAAAGTTATAATTGATAGCGCCGCCTTTTTATACGACAAAGGAAAGATAGATGGTTTACTTGTTCTAGCTCCAAAGGGAGTATATCGAACTTGGTATGATATAGATCCTGATACCAATGACCCTATCGGTGAGATACCTACTCACTTACCTACACATATCAAGTATTATGCTACATGGTGGTCAGCTTATAAAACGAAAGAAAAACTTCTTTCCTATAAACCATTTTGGGAAGTGTCTGAGGACTTACATATTCTTTTAATGAACATAGAAGCCTTGTCAAATAAAGGTGAAGCAAATGTACTTGCCCGTAGGTTCTTATCAAGTCATCGTTGCATGATGGTTATTGATGAATCGACTACAATAAAAAATTTAAAAGCACAACGTACTATTTCAAGTATTAATCTTGGTAGATTTGCTATTGCAAAACGTATAGCTACAGGTATGCCAACAACAAGGTCACCAATGGATTTATATGCTCAATGCTATTTTTTAGACCCACACCTACTTGGTTTCTCAAGTTATTATGCATTTAGAGCACGGTATGCTATCATGCAAAAAATGCACCTTGGAAAAAGATCATTTGATAAGGTTGTAGGTTATCAAAGACTTGATGAGTTAACTGAAAAACTTAAGGAGTTTAGTTTCAGAATAACAAAAGAAGAGTGCCTTGATTTACCTCCCAAGCTTTATCAATATCGAGAAGTGGAACTTTCACATGAGCAAAGCCTTGTCTATAAGCAAATGAAACAATTAGCGATGGCTCAATTAGATGCTGCAACAGTGGTAACAGCTACTATGGTAATGGTTAAGATACAGAAACTCCATGAAATTACTTGTGGGTTTTTAAAAGATCCTGTAACAGGAAAAATACGCCCATTAAAAAATGATAGACTAGAAAACTTAATGGAAATACTCGATGAAACATCTGGTAAAATTATTATCTGGGCAACATATACTTATAATATAGAAGAGATATATACTGCAATTGCTAAGGAATATGGTACTGAAACAGTAATGCATTTTTATGGTAGTACAAGTGATGATGATAGAGAACTAGCAAAACGTAGATTTCAGAATCCAACTGATTCGTTAAGATTTCTTGTAGCAAACCCATCAACAGGTCGGTTCGGGATGACTCTTACTGAAGCAAAAACATTTATTTATTATAGTAATAATCATGATTTAGAGCATCGCGTTCAGTCAGAGGACAGAGCACATAGAATCGGGCAAACTAAAAATCTATTAATTATTGACCTTATAACTCGTGGTACGGTTGATGAAAAAATTATCAAGAACCTACGGGAAAAGAAAACCATTGCGGATAAGATAATGGGTGATGGGTATAGGGAGTGGTTAAAATGATACTAGATCAATTTGGTAGACCTGTAAGAAATAAGTGGGATGACTGGGGATCTATTGCCCTGGAGAGAGCTGCAATTGCAATAACTAATATTTGTAAGGAAAAAACTTTTCCAGGTCAAAGTCTTATTTTAGATCAGCATGGGAAACCAATCACATCTAAGAAAGGTGAAATGATTAAGTTTAGAAGATACACTCCTTTTAAAATTGACCAAGATACTTTTAGGCGAGAGTATATGGGTGATTGGAACGTTGACGAATAATTATCTTTAGCCTTTTTCTTCTAAATAAACATCGAAAAATATTATGATACCGGCTCCCACAGTAATCACATTTTAAATTTATGCTAAGCTTTGACAACTTTACCGGTCTCGGCCGTGTACCCCTCAACTTTGCCATCCGAACCAGCTCCAAGACCATAAGTGTGGGGCAAGGAACCGAAGTCCCTTACCCCACCGCACCAAGACAAGGAGCCAAGGCACGAGGCACGTATGTACTACATGTTAGGTTTCCATTTAGGAGCAGGAGGTTTTTTAATAAATACCGGCTTAACTGTTAAATCTTTTGCTGGCATTATAAATGTACAAGTTTTACTTGTATTCCCTTCCTGACATATAACACCTTCCCAACGAATAAACCTACTGTCTGGGCACGCTTTCACAGTAAGAACTTCTTTAGTCCCTTCAAGTAATTTCGCTGAACATTGTGCATATGCTAACGTGGTAAGGGACAGGGCCCAAATAACTGCAACCACCAGCATAATAACTTTCTTAACCATTCTATTTTTTCCATTTTGGCGCAGGTGGAGCAGTGAAATCGAAAAAATTTGTGAGTACATCCACGTCACTAGTATTTCCTTCTTTGTCGATAGATGCAACACCAAGTACCCAGTCCCCTTCAACAGTAATAGGCACTTGAGCAGGAATATTTACTCCATACAAAAGTACTCCCTGCTCATACACAATATCAACAGACGGTACTTCTGGTAGAGCATTTAAGTCCGCATCAATTATAGGTCCTGGAGCAGGAGCATAATACACTCTGATATTTTCAACATCTGCTAATGCGGGAACATCTGGAAGAACGAAAAACCTTGTCTTGCTTACTATTTTAGCCATTTTTAACCTCCAATTAATTGAATATGACCTGCGTCATAAGTAAATTTATATTTGCCACCCCACTCTAAACCTAGTTTTTCTGCAAGTAAACCAAGTTCTTTATAGTCTGCCATTTCATCATGATCAAAATCAACTGTAGTGTCCCAACAAATTTTACCGTCATGTAATAAAACAAAATCACAGGCTTTAGAAGCTGGTTTACCATTAACAACAAAGTTATGTGGCCCGACGCGTCGTTTAGATTTCTTAGCCAAATAAAGAGCTTCTTGTTCTATAGAATTTCGCCATGTACAAATAAGCAAAATATCATGACCAAGTATTTTAGCTTCTTTTTCAAATGCAAACCACAAAGCTCGCATCTCAGGGCAAAGATGTTTTATATCTCTACTAGCCACCACAAGACCTCCTTACATAATATAAGGAGTAAAATCAACGTTACCCCCACCTGCACCGGGGTCACCTGAACAAGTTAATGTTACTGTAACCTCTCCACCAGCAAGGGGTAAACCTGGAGCCATATTAGTGGACTGAGGATATAGTGGATAGGTTGCATTGCGTGCTTTAGCACCACTATTATAAATCTCAAGTCCATCTGGATCCGTAATTTTAATTGTAATAGTAACGGCATTTGTAAAGTTAGGAACCTTTAAGACACAGAACGGCATAAAGAAGCCATCAGCACAGTCCATTGTAAATGATGGTGTTAACTGGGCCCCTGCTGCACCATTCGGAACGTTCTCTGTTTGTTTCGGACATTTGAAAATTACATGAGGGGATTTCGGGTTTCCTAAAAGTCTTGCTCTGTTTAAATTAATATCTGCCATAAGTATCCTCCATTATTTAAGTCCTAAAAATTTTGCCACTGTTAATGTCTTCATTAGTTGAGCTGCTTGTTCAGTAGTTAAACTACCTGTTAAAGGTATCTCCATTAGCTGGTCATGTTCTTCTGTGGTTAATCCACCACTACCACCTGAATCAAAACTGATTGCTTGTACTGGTTGCTGATAATTAATTCGCACAACATAACTACCTGTAGTATTATTAAATGGGTCACCACCGCCATTTACCAATAGAATGCCATCTCCTATTGTAAGCGTATGATGTGCTTCTTGCGGCTTTATCCTCCAACCATTCATAAGAAAGGCATAGATGGGTATCTTAGTTCCTGTGGAGATATCTATATCGTCACCACCTACCTGCATAAATGCAGGTAAATATTTTGAATTATCTCCTGTAAGAAACCAATCTACCCATCTACTCCATATATCACGCACCGACAGGGCAACCGTCCCTGCCGATAACGTCATCACTTTTGTTGCTCCATCGAAAGAAATCATTATGCAATATAACCTCTATCTTGTTCAGCTGTAAGCGTAATAGAAATAGATTTGCTTTCAGTAATAAGACCTGTTGCAACAACTGGTTTCGCTGAGCCTGCATTTCCTGCAACAACTGTTACGGCTGCATCTGTGTCAGGGGTTCGACCTCCCTGATTATTACCAGTATAATCAAAACTAAACGAGATTGCCCCAGCAGTAATTGTTCCTTGTATTGGGTTGCCATCTTTATCATTTACTGTTACAGCAGTCGCAGTACCATAGTTACCTGTCGGGTTTGTAGTGAAATACATTCGATAGTAACCAGTACTTCCAGCAGTTAAGAATGAGTTAAAGTTTAAATTACCAGCTGATGAATACGGGTATTCTCTCGTAACATAACTATTATCATAAAATACTATACTGTTAAGATCTGCATCCTGAAGACCCTGTACAAGGACTCCTGTACCACCCCCTGCTGGATTTGTTGGTGTATAAAAACCACACTTCAAGGATGCGCCAACAAAATTAAGCAACATAGAAGCTGTTTTACCATTAACACTTGTTACTGCAGCATTTATATTACTGTCTTGCCGTAACTGGTACTGAATTTTTGTATATATCTCTGCTAATGTTGCAACGGTTGGAGAAGCGAGTTTTGCTGTGAAAGAAAGATTTGAGCCAGCAGCAATTGTTCCTGTAACTGTAATTGTTGTAGCAGTATTACCGGTAATTGGGAAAGAAACATTTTTATCTGTGCCTTCATAAATTGTAAGTGTTCCTCCAACAAAGGCAGCAGCTGTCATTCCCCCTTCAGCACTTGTAAGTACTGAAGCACCACCAGGAGCTGAACCATCAATACCTGAATGAGTACCAACATCAACTACTATCCCAAAGTTTCGTAATGTAGTATCATTAATGTCTCTTGAAAATGCGCCAGTAAAATATCTTATTTTAATTGCTGTGTATGGGGAAATAGTTCCGACATTAGTGTCATTATCTGTAATATTTAAGTCTGCCCCAACCGCAATTGGCAATGCGACTTTATACGCACCAGTTCCAGATTCACCAACATCGCCAAGAGCAGCATCATCATAAGTATAATTATATTCTCGGCAAAACAATTTAAAATAGGCATTCTCAGCAGGGTCTGGTGTTCCACCATCTTCGAAAATTTTAATTGCTTCATTTGGGGCATCATCGTAGGTAAAGTCTGCTGCTATCCCAGTTGTTGTGGTCTGATAATAGAACTGTGCACCAGTAGGATACCCAGAGGCAAGAGCAACCATACCAACGTATGTGCGGTCAAGTGTACCATTGGCAAGATATTCTTGCCATCCAGCATCACGTATCATTTGCCTACTTGTGTCATCAAGTGGAACCCAGCCATTATAAGTACCACCAGGATCCTGTCCAAAGATATACTGACCAGAACGAGCATCAATAATATTCATCGGAAATGGGTACTTATTATATGCTGATGTCGTCCATAGATCGACCATTTTCGCCCAGATAGCATTACCCGATACTCCATCCTTAGCAACAAGTGAACCATAAGGTTCAAGGGCAATAGTTTTATTAGTAGTGTTCAACCATATGTTTCCATCAATACCTAAATTACCTTCAGTTGAAGATACTACCAAATCATCAGGATCAATTATTTTTGCCATCGTAAACCTCCCTTAATATTTGAGACTTTAATTACACGTACTGTTATTTCTAATTCTTTTTTATTTTCTTCTTCAGAGGGTTCCTTTTTTTCTTCTTCTTTTTCACTCATTTTTACCCCTATGCTAAATAATATCTATCAATCTCTTGTGCAATTGGTAGACTCACTGCATCAGCAGAAAGTTCATATGAACGAGAATAATATGGAACATACCCAGCTTTAAATACTCCTATATCTACAAGTTCTCCAGCATCAGCACCATCATACCCATACACATATGTTGTTCCAGGGTTTGCATCTACATTAACTCTTTCAGTTGATGTTCCTGCATCAAGAATAACTATATCAGAACCAGTAATAAGACCTGTTAGTGTCAGATTGACTGTATTAACTACAGAAACAGTTGCTCCATCTGTCCTATAACTTATTGTTCCAGTACATCCACTAACATTAATAGTTACTGTTCCAGTTGTCCTTTTAATATGTAACGCACTACTATTAACATTATTTGACGCACTAAATCCAGAAAACGTTATGCCACTTAAGTTTAACGTTGTTGGTGAGGATGTGCCAAACTCTATTGCATGATGATCATTAGTCCCCTTTACAAAGGTCATATCATCTAAAAGTCCAGATGGGTCTGTAGCTACATTCCATACTACTGCGGAAGCATTAGCAGCTACAGTAGAAGCATCTACAGTACTTCCTGTTAAATTGCTACCAGGAGCAGTAATTGCAGCGCACCTTCTAAAGGTACAATCAAGAGCAGCAGTTCCTGCCAATAGGGTAAAGGTAGACATGTCGGTAAACACACATGTTTGAAGATTAACATCCGCATTATCTGTTACTACAAATGTTCCTTTAGATACTGTACCTAATGCCGTAACATTTATATTTGTCCAGTCTACTCGAGTTGATACGTTGCGTATTTCAAAACCATTAAATGAAGCTGCTACTTTTCTTGTATTTTGGATAACTATGTTTCTATTAGAATCACGGAAGTCACATACAGCTCCGTACCCAATGATAAATAATCCTTTCATTAAATACCCAGCTGTAACCGCTTGAAACTGCCCCCACCTATTATACCCAGCCGTTGCATCATTTGCATCGTTTTTAGCAGCAGCCCCAACAAAGGTTGCATAATTAGCTGTTTCTCCACCAGATACTCGGAACTCTCTACCATATCTAAAGGCATCAACAAGACATGGGCTGCCTTTAGTAATAGCATCTGAATTATAAAATGCCGCTCCAAACCATTGTTTAGTCGTTGAAGGACTTCCTACAGTATCATCTGGTGTAACAACAGTATTGTCAACATCCACCGCTTCATTTATCCAACCTCCATATGTATAAAGGTCTTTTCCACCCACATCCCAGCTATAAAACACGTTCTGAGCACTGCCACGCATAAGGCGGATACCACCATCTACATAGTCATATAACGTTTTCGGTGATGCCCAATAGAACCATGCAAATACTGCTGCCGGAGAAGTAATAGTAAGACCACCAGCAGCATCAAATATCATACCACCAATGCCAGTAGCATTAAATGCTTTAGAAACTGCCCCTGTACCCTGAACAAAGTTTTCAGTGTCTGCTCCAGGTGTGGCTCCATATGTCCAGCCCGTAGCGGTAGGTTCGACCCATGTACCTATTGCATCACAAAGACTTATTGTTTGTAAATCTGTTGCATATGTCGGTGCTGCCATACATCTTCCCTATTAAAAATTATATATAAGACAACGTTAAGTAATCAGACCAACGCTGATTAAACCTATCATCACCATCAGGATATTTTATAATTAAGCTTGATGTTTCATCGAGACGTTTAATTTGCCAAACATATTCAGAATCAAGTGCTCCTGGTTTAGCTTTACCAATATATGTAATTGGGGCAACTTCAACCATTCTTAATGTATATTCTTGACTTATTATCCTAACTACTTCATGTCCAGCAAAAATTTCCATTATTCAAGTAACCTTACACGTTCTGCTTTATTAGGAACATATAGTGCTTTAGCTTGACGTTTAAGTGATTCTTTAGTAATCACTGGAACTTGTCCACCCAGATTATATCTTACCACAAGATTATTATATTGTACAACTTTATCCATCGTCTTCTGTAACATTTTAGAATCATTTGACATTAATGAATTACGATACTGCTCATAAATGTCATCACGCATTTGAGTAAAGTTTTCCCGTTCCATGAGGGCTTCTGATCGTCTCTCTACCATAGTAGCTTGCTGAGCAGATCTAAATCCTAGAACCCGTGCCCCAGTCTCAAATGCACTTGCTTTATAAGGCATTCCTTGATTATTAAATACTGGTGTACCTTTGGTTGTAGTTACACCAGAAAGTTCTCTATATGCCTTAAATAAATTACCAATACCAGTTGGTAAAGTCTTTTCCGCAGCTCTACCATATTCTCCTAACTTAGTATAATGTAAAGCATCGCCCACATCTTTCACTAGTCCACCACCTACACCAAGTAACTCATACATATTTCGTGGTAGTCCAGCATTAATGTTTAATGATCCAGACACATCTAATCCAAGGGCTCCAATGAGTCCGTGTCTCAAGATAGTTTCTGATGATTTCCCCATGGATTTACGTGTCTTGTCCCAGAACCATTTTTCAGCATCAACCTTTATTCCTAGCAATCTTAACAGGGCATTAAAGATACCTACCCAAATATCTTTAAGTGGGGCTACAGCCATACCTGCTAAGAAAATAGGAGACATTAAACCATATAAGAAGCCTTTAACATTCTTCTTTTTGAAACCAACATCATAAAGCATCTGTAAATAATTATGGGGAAACTTCTGGAATGTATACAGCATCTGAAATAATTTAGCTGCTGGATTTTTCCCTAACGCATACGAAGGTAATGTTGCCTTACCATACACAGCATGTGCTTTATTAGAAGCATCATATGCTTTTGCTACAGCTTCATCATGAGTAAGGTCAGGATTATTTTTCTTTGCTAATCTATATGCTGCAAGTATTGTTGAACCTCTAATCCATTGTTCTGATTTCTTAAACCCAAACAAGGCTAAACCAAGGGACTGGTTCCAAATACGGCCATGGGTTCTTTGTAACGTGCCCATAGCGTCTTGCATATATTGAGGCATATCATAGCCTTTTTCATGTATCTCATCAACAAGTTTCTGTTCATTAGCATTAGGTAATTCTTGTCCACGCATAACACCGATGTAGTCTTTACTTGAACGAGTAATTTCTGCTCCAATACTTGCTAAACTACCTTTACCGCCCATAACATATTGATGAATAGCAGTAGGAACAGTGGTTCCAAGGGCAAGCACATTGACAAATAATGTTCGGGGGTTAAACCCGAGATATTTAAAAGAAGCTACAGATTTAGCATAACCAATTAATCTATCAGTATTATCTGCATTACGTAATTGTTCTTCAACATATTTAGTAGCTACTTCATAAGCACGTCTTTCTTTTTGTTCGTCAATTCCACCGACTTTCTTTTTACTACCCTCTTCGTCAGTAACATACTTACCAGTAATTGTGCTGAACATATTTTTAGCTGCTTCAGCTTTAGCTAGTCCAGCAGAAATATTTCCCACATACCTAACAAACCGTTCGCCTGGATCTACGATATAACCTCGGACTATTTTATCCTTACGTCGACGAATCATCGACCCTCTAAATCCTCGAGCTTTAATTATATCTGCAATATTATCAAGCAGTTCATTTTCAAACTTCATCCTTAGTTCAGGAGCTTCAAGTTTAGTTCCTTTCATTGCTAGATTAATTGCTTGATGTATACTAACAAGGCGTAAGTTACCATAAACATCTTCATGAAGTCGTTCACGTTCTTTTATCGGTTCAATAGTAAAACCTTGACGGGTAAGTGATGCAGCTAAACGTTCTGCAGCTAACCTATTCGATTTATGATAACGAACTTCTTCTTCTTCACCACGTTTACCTACTACTTCCCATTCACCTACTTCACGTAAACGAGGAGCATAGGAACCTTTTAATTGTCCCATTGTGTGAAGAACTTCTTTAAGATTAACAGTAGTTATTTTTCCTTCTTCATCGTATGTTTGAAACTGAGGATATTGTGGTTTTTTATTTTTTGCTTTAGCTTCATCTTCTACCTCAGTTACTGTTTTAACTAAGGGCTCCATAAGTAAATCTAAAGCCTTGTCATATGCTACTCTATGTGCCTTATATAACTCAAGTACATCTTGTGGAATATTTTGATTCTCAAGATATTGCAAATATGACATATCAGGATTATCTACTTTCTCTCTCCATTCACCTGTATCACCTTCATCAACTATACGAGAAAATAGCTTATAATCATCTGATGTTTCCCCTCTAACTATTTGCCACCGTGTAAGACCTTTATTTCTAAGAGCAGTTGTTCGCTGAGAAACAGTCTCATCAGAATTTTCAATTTCATCAAGGGTATGAAATAATTCATAGTAACGATCATGCCGTTTAATGGCAAGGTCAACAAGTTTACGTAGTACTGGATGACTGTACCATTCAGGAGAACGTAAAAGTCTTTCCATAAATGTCAAGGCTGGAAGATTTCGTGGACGCTGAGCTGAAATTGTTTTTAATAAAGCTTTCGCCTCTTCTCCCCAGAAGTTTTTAAGAACTGCTGGATCAAGCTCATTGAGATTTGGGTCTAGCGTACCTTGCTTAGAAACCTTAGCATACTTAATTGGTTGTTTTGCTTTCTCTACTTGAACATTTTGCTTACGATACATTTCCTGAAATTCTGTGTTTGAGAAAGATCTCGAAGACCCGTCTGTAAACTCAATAACGAAAGTGTTAGTTGCCTCATTCTTGAAAACTTTATCTACTTTACGTAAACCTATGATCTTATCAACACGTAACCTATTAGGTTGGATGAAGCCTTTCTTTTCGTTATATTCTCCAGCTCTAGGATTAGGTATCATTACTTTACCATAATCTTTTACTATATAACCTTTCATCTTTTTAGAAGTAGATTCTAGTTCACGCAAACCTTCTTTAGAAACTCTAGAAAATTTCCCAGGTTTATCATATCTAGCCGCAGTAAAACGTTTACTAAAGTTACCTGTATAAAATGAAGGGGGTACTTTTTCTCCTTCATTAAGTCTAACTACGTCATCAATATAATTAGCTAAGTTTACCTGATCTTCTGAAGATATTGTTGCTTTATCTTTTCCAAGAACTGGGACATTTTCAAGTTTAAATGATGGAACCAGCTCTAATAGTTCTGCTTTATCTGCCTCATTACTAAACACATCATCAAAGAATTTTTGTTCAGTTGGCGTAAGATATGTTCTAATTTCCTTTTTAGTTGGCTCTAATTCTTCTAACATAGACTTTATTTCATTCTTATACAAATTAATTGTTTCTATGTCAGGAATATCTTTACTCTTCTCAACCACAATCTTTTTTTCAAGAAGGTCAATTACACTATTGGTTCTTAATAAATGATTTTCTTCTGCAGATCTTTTTCCTGGGATAATGTTTGCTACTCTATCTTTAAAATTATCATAAAGAACCTTATCTTCTTTAGAGATAAAATCTATTACATTAGTTTTTTCAGTATAAAGATTTTGTAAATCTTTAAAAGATAAAATTTCTTCCTGCCCATCAATAATAAATTTAAGGTCAGTTACTTTTGTAGCAGGGTCTATCTTAACTTCATTATCTTGAACCCCTTCACTTTCAATGGCTTTAGTGGGAAAAATGATAGCCACAGAAATTTTATCATTAGCCCCATAAGCAACTATCGGGGAAATATTACTGATTAATTGTGCAGATATTCCAGGGTAGCCTTCAAAATCTTCCCCAACAAATAACTCATTATTCTCTACAATTGAACGAAGTTCATCGATCGTAGTTATCCTTGTAGCTGTATTAGGTTTAATTGTTCCTACATAAAGTTTATTTTTTAAATTGTCTTTTAAAGCAATCTTCGTACCAACTGATTTTTCTATTGAAATAGGAGTTGCTTTATTAAAAGCTTCCTTAATTTCTTCCATTGTAACTATTACTTTAGGATATGTAACGATTGCCTTACGCCCTACTAAATTATCGAGAGCTTCAAATTCATGACTAGGTTTTTCTGCAAGAAAACGTTGGCTTCGAGCTAACAAGGCTTTGATGTCACCATCCGTATAAGTTTTTACTATTCCCCAATCACGAAACTTATTGCGAACAAAGGCTATAATCTTTTCCCATAATGTTTCAGATAATTGATTTTTAGGGTCTTGTGCTTGAAATGCTAAAAATTCTTCAGCAGCTAATAATTGACCACGATTACCACTAGTGCCTGATGAATCACCTTCAATAGACTCATCTATTTCGTATTCTTTCACAACTGTCTTCATTAAAGGTGTATCTTTATAACTACTATATATTTGGCGCAAAATAGGTTTAAATTCTTCTACACCTAGCATTTCCCACATGCCATGATGAACTAATGCTTCATGTAAAAGAGTGCCAAGTGCTTCATCTAAATCTGCAATCTGATCTGCAAAAAGATGAATAGCAATATACCCATCATTATTTGGCCAATATACTCCAGGAATAAATTGCGTCTCAAGGTCAGCGTTTAAAAGAATATCAACAGGGACGTCTGGATGATAAATAGAATCATAGATCGTGACTATAGGTAAACCTGGATGTTCTTCAACAAACTTGTCAATATGGGTCGCAATATCTTTTGCTTTTAAGTTCCCTGCTTTTTCATGTGTTCTTGGTTGTTTGACCTTAGCAAATTTTTTAGGAATAGCAGTTAATTTATCTTTTTGAAGAATTTCAATATTATTTTCATCAAAATCTATTCCTGTACCATGTTTACCAACTTTAGCTGCCTTAACTCCAACAAGAGTAGTTGCTACCTTATTAAAGTAATCTATTAAACCATCAATTTGTCGATCAAACTGACTCTTTTCTTCTGAAGTTGCAAAATGAGTGTTTAATAAGCCATCATCAAATGATGCTGATAATTGGCCTAGGTAATCAGACAAATGAACCAGGTTGACTTTACTTTCGTCACCAAGATGCCATCGATTATTAATCATAGTAGACAATGCGTTTAATAAAGAGGGTAAATCTCCCGTTGTCTTGGGGACTAACGTATTTGTCTTTTTATTAAGGGTTAATACTCGAGTTGAAAGGTCTTTGTTTTCTTGAGCCGTTTGAAACAAGGGATTTAAGGCTATAAGCTTATGCTTCTTTGCAACAGGTTTCTCTTTTGCAATCTCAGCACGAAGAGCCATTTCTTCACGTTTCTCTTCTTCAATTCTATCATCAACCATTTCCTGAATTTCTTTTTCACTTAATTCAGAAAAGTCAGTAGAGAACATATCATATAAATCAGCTCGACGTTCTTTTTCTTCTTGTTCAGTCATTAAAGGAACTTCAAGCGGGGCAATTTCTTCTTCAGGTTCTTCGACTTTTTCTTCTGTTATTTTTGCCATTGCACGTTGATCTGCTGCTTCCTCACGTTCCTCTTCAGTCATCGTGCCTTTTTCTTTCCAAGTACCTTCAGTAGTCTGTTTCCATTGTTTAACAAGGGTTTTATGCTCAGCAACTTCTTCAGTTGGAACAGCTTCACCTTGCTGTAGTCTTGCTAGAACGTTACGATAACGGGCTTTCTTTTTTAGTGTCTTCTTTACTTCTGGTAAAGTTTTAATAGAAGGTTCACCTACATAAACATAAGATAAAGTAACCCCACCTTTAATATCTTTTTCAATTTGAGATATATTAGAAAAATCAGGTTTATTTTTTTCACCAACAAACTCAAATGTATGTTGTGAATATGTTTTATTTTTTAAGACACTTGAAATAGCTTCAGGTAAAGTGTTATAGGTTTCTTGCCTAATTAACTCTTGATTAGGTTCTATACTTTCTTGTTTATGTTCAACTATATACTTTCCATCCTCCTCTGAAATATCTGCATAAGCTTTATCAAAGGTAGTAGAACGTTCAGAAAAATCACTTGCATTGACAAGTTGAGTTTTAAGGTTTTTAATCTCAGTCATTACTTCTGGTAAAGTTTTGCCAGTCTCTGTGGTACTAGTACCTGTATCGACTTTACCTTGCTCGATAACCCCTGTAACCACTGCTCCAGTGACTGGCTTGGGAGGACGTCCAGGTTTTCGCTTAGGTCCTGGTTCAACTGCAGGTCTTTCTTTCTTAGGTCTTCCAACCTTTTTCTTAATCGCTTCTTCAAGGATTGCATCTCCTTTCGCTTCAACCTTTGTGCCATTTTCAAGTTCAACTTTTACAGTAACATCTTTTAAATCTTCTTTTGCTATTCTATCAAGAATACGTTTAGAAGAAACTATATCTGAAGCAATAATTATTGTGGACGTTTTTTCTTGAGCTTGCTTAGCTTTTCTTTTAAGCTCTCCTTTTTTGGTTGCTCGTTTTTCTTCTTTAGAAAGGGGTGTTTCGCGTTGTTCTTGAACATTTCCACTTGCTGTAATCTTTCCTTCGCCTGTTCCTGTGACAGGTCCGGTTTTGACAGGTTTTTCCCCTTGCTGGACTTTACTTGATAGCCTTGCGATGTTTGTACGATCACTTGTAATCTCCTTTCGTTTCGCAATCCACTGTTCCTTGCCTTCTTCTGTATGACCTATTTTTGTAGGTTCATACATATTAAAAATACCAGGCATCTTCTGCTCAAGTTTACGTAAAGTAAGTAAAACACTCCCTTTTGAAGTAAAAGCATTTCCCTTAGCTGTCCTAATTTCCGCAGGCACTTCACCAGTAGCAGTTGGGGTAATTTTCTTTAGCCGTTGTGTTTCTAATCCTCGCTGAATAAGATCAGAAAAAACTTTAGGAACAGCAATCCAGGCTTTAGTATTTAATCTGAAAGGTACTAGTTCTTTTTCTTTATTAGCTTCTTTTATTGCTTTCTTTGTAACTGCTTCTGAAACAAAGGGTATTTCTTCTCCAGCTTTGTTTTGACTTGTTAATGATACTTTACGAATTAATTCTGGTAAAGACATTAACGTTCCAATATTCTTTTCATGAGTAAAAGAGTCGGGAGTATGCGCTTCAGAAATAGGCCGCATGACTGGGTTGCCCTGCTCATCTACGATATGAGAAGATTGAACCATCATAGGAGAAGGAACAATAGGTCCCCGCGCCCCCATAATGGTCTGAGCTAATTGAGTCGCACGATTTTCATCAAAACCACGTTTAATGAAATCATCTTTGAAAAAATTAAACAGTTCATACCCAATAATTCGTCTACCAGTTTTTTCATTTTCTGGGTGAAGTTCTTCTTGCTGAGTAACTTCTTTTGGTGTTTCAATTCCACGTTCCTCAAACTTTTTGACATCTTCAGAAAGTTGTTGTTCAAGGAAACGTTCCTTAGTCATCTCTTGAAATGTTCTTAATGACTCAAGGTTCTTGTTTAACTCCATTGGTTCTTGATTAACTATCTTATATGCCGCATACTCTTGCCATTTAGAAGCAAGATCAGTATCATTAGTTCCATCTAGTTTCTTAAGTTCATTAAAGACTATTTCTGCAGCACGATGTCTATCAGATACATCAGCCTCAGCATCTTCTAAAACCTTTGTTACTTGCCCCCGCATCTTTGCCCCACGACCATGACCTACTCCAGCAAATAATAGTGAGGCAAAAAATGTAGGACCTATTGCTTGTAAAGCCTGTTCTTCAGGAGAAGTCTCTTGAGGTAAACCTGCTTCTTCACGAAACCTTCCTTCAAGATAGCTCTGAGCCATTTCAGTTGGAATTTCAACAGCTGATAATTTTCCGACTGTAGCCGCATAATCTTTTACACCAGCCGTAGTTCCACGTTCAAGTAACTGTTTAACTGTTTTTGTTGCTGCACGACCGACACCTAACCTATCAAGAAACGACCCAATAACAAGGTCACCTGTAAATTCAAGGCCAGCTTCCTGAATAGCAGAAGCAGCTGCCCATGGTTTCCATTCATTATCTGTTATTGCAAATTGAGGATTTTTCTGATTAAACTTATAGACGTCTTCTGCGAATTGATCATATTCTTGAAGACCAAATGCAATACCACCACCAAGTGCTCCGGTAGCAATACCTCCTACTCGTCTACCTAATTCAGCTGCTTGTGGAGTTTTACCTATTGCCATACCTAGTGCAGCACCTAACGCTTGACCTGGTTCTGAGGCAATCAGAATAGGCATAATAGACTGCACAAAACTACGAGAACCCTCAAATACAGAGGTACGAAAAACATTTCCTGCTGACCATGGATCACCTGTTAATGTTGGTTGTTTAAAAACACTTGGGAGAGCATTTTCTATCTCTGGTTTTTTCTCAATAAACCAAGTAGCAACAACATCTTTCAGTCCCTGATCTTCATCTTTAACATTACCGAGACGAATATCGCGTGCTAACATTTCAATTGAACTCAATAAACCAGCAGCAAGACCAGCTGGTAAATCACCGATGACCCCCATCCAACTGCTTCGTACAGGAGTAGGTGGTTCTGGTGGATTTATGCTAGCAAGATCTTGTTGTACTTCAGTTAAGCCTTGGTAAATATTTGTAGGTTCAGCACCAGGAGTACCTACAGAACCAGCCATGTCACGAGCAAATTGTTCAAGGTCAAACGCCATTTTAACACCTAAAATGCTATTGCAGCAGAATCAGTTTCATCTTTCATTCTAAGACCAGGACCTTTTGATGCTTTCTTTTCTTTTAATGCAGCAATAACCTGATTAATGGTACCAACTGCTGCTGCAGGATTAGTACTGAAACGCTGTTTAGCGGCAGAAAGTCTTCTACCAAGGTTCATACTTTCTTTCGGAGTTAATTTATCTCCAAGTTCTGCTACTAAATTTGCTACCTCAGTCGCCTTAGTTTGATATTCTTTATGAAATTCGGCCTTCATAGGAGACTTAGGTTGAGTTGGAGTAGTAGGAGTTCCACCACCTCCTCCACCAAGCATCTTTTTACCAGCAACTGTACTTACTAGCTGCTGATTATAAGTTGCAAGAGCCTCATTAACTGCCGCTTGTTTTCCTGTATTAAATGCCTCTTCTGTAATTATCTTAGTATTTCCCTCAGCATCGTAAATGACTGGTTGCTGATTTGCATTACGATGAGATTTTTCATACTCTGACCCAACTTTCTCGATAATACCAGCCCATGCAGCAAACACCTGACCTTGACCCATAATCTCTTTTTGTTTTTCAGCGGTAATATTAGCTGCCCCTAAATGACCTTTCATATTTATAACAGCTTGTCCAAGGTGACCTAATGTATCTGCTGGTACCTTTGTTCCTTCTTTAAGACCAGAATACTTAGCTACTTCTTTAGTTATTGGTTGCCAATTCTCTTTAACAGCACGTTGCTCAAGAAACTTATCAAGAGATTTGTGAGTATCGGTAATTAATGTATCAACAATACTTGTGTCACCACCAGCTGTCTTTACTATTCCTCGTAAAGAATTTAATGACTTAGTTCGCCCTAATAAAAACTCCTCTGGTCGTTCCTGATAGTACTTCATCCCCTGATCTAACTTTGCTATATCTGCTTTTTTCTTTTCAGGAGGATCATTTGATGCTTCTATTTCAGCACGTTTCTCAGTCATATAAGACATTGGATTTGTTGCATTAATAGCAAAACCTATAAAAACAGGGGCAGCTTGACCAAAATCAAATAAAGTTAACTGCTGTCCTTTACTATCAAGATAATGTTTACCATCATCACTTATTTTCCATCCAAGAGTTTTAAATGCTCCACCTGTTCCAGCAACAGCCTGTTGTTTAACACCAGGAGGCAAATGTTTAGTTTGTTCATCTACAACATTTGACACAAAATCTACAGTTAAAGGTTGATCATACATTGCTTGTTTTGCTCGTTCTCGTTTCAACCCCATTCCCTGTGCTTCAAGTTCCATCATTTGTTTTGGAACTCCAAGGGTTACATTAAGATAATCTTGTGTTTGTCCTCTAATCGTGTCAGATAAATTTTTCCAATCTTCAGTTGCCATAGCACTCTCCTTCTTTTGCAATATACGGAAGCTTTATTTCTGGAGCGTATTTTAAAAACAAATCAAGCGCTGTTAAAAAGTAATGATCAACAGCCTCATCAATTTTACCTTGTTTTACTAACTCAACACATGGAGTAATAAATTTAGGTTTTAGTTCAGAATAAAATTCTTTTAGGTTTGGTTCAGCCTTCTTAATTTTTCTTAAAAGTTTCAGCCCATTTATTGCATACCAAGTAAAATATTTTGGAGACCTTTTTAAAGCATGCCCTTGAATCATAAAAGTATACTTCAATTCATCTGGAGTCATTCCAACATACATAATTATAGCTACACAAAGCCAACCTTTACCAATGGCTTTATTAACTGGTTCCGGTAACAATGATTCTCTAATATCTTGCGCACCACCTTCAAGGTCACCTGCAAAAATTTTCTCTGCCCCTGCAAATCCTTTTTCCTGGGCATAACCAAGATTAGTTGATTCTATACTTTGTATTAAAAAATTATCGTCAGACATACCCGAATGTTCAAGACCTGCAGTGGCTAACGAGGTAGTAATCTCAGACATTGGGCGTGACATTACATCTCCCATAGCATGAGTATGTGATCCTGGCTCATGTTCCTCAGCCATTTGTGAGCCATATTTATAAGATTGTTGAACTACAATGGCTGCGAGCGCTGCAATACCAGCGGCAGATGATGCTGCTGCTCCCCCTTCTGCTGCTACACCAGTTTCTGCTGAAGCATTAGCAAAGGCCCCAGCTTCTTCACCAGTAGACATCATAGCAGATTCAACTGACTCAGCATTAACAAAAGCCCCAGCTCCCTCACCAGTAGCTAAATTACTTGTTTGACTTGCTTCAGTAAACATAGCCTCTGATTCAGTAAGAGGAGATATTGTGTCTGTTGGAGGTTTACCCCACGTAGAAAAATCTGGTACTTGACCTTGTACTGCCCCCTCTATTGGAACTTCGCCAGGCACATTTGGAGTAATTGAAGCTTCACTTAATGGTACTGAAGAAGTTATTCCATCTACTCCAGCTTCTCCAGGTATTCCAGTTAGTTCGGTTGGTGCGCTAGATATTTCAGACACAGGTGGTGCTCCAGGAGCTGGTGGTGCTCCAGGAGCTGGTGATATAGGAGCACTTGGTGCTCCAGGAGCTGGTGATATAGGAGCACCTGGCCCCATGATCTGTTCTTTTACCCAAGTTGCCCCCTGTTTAGCATAATCTCCAGCTGTACTAAGTATACCAGGACCTGAATCAGTTGTAGTAGCTCCTGGATTTACCATTTTATCTATAGCTGAACCTGTCTTATACGCTCCATAAACATTAGCCGCTAGTCCAAGTCCTCCTATAACTTCAGAGGTTGTTTGCGCTCTTTTAGCAGCATCAATTTGATCTTGAGCAATAGTTTTTTGATCTGCTACACTTTGCCTCTCAATAGCTAACCGTTCTTTTTGAAGAGCCAGGTCTTGCTTTACTAATTCTGCTTCAGCAGCTGCAGCGTCATCCCTCTGTTTTTGTGCATATATGGCAGGTAAATTATCAGCTTGCTGTTTTACCATTGCTTCATAATTAAGCCCTGGAAAACGTTTTCTAGTTAATGCACCATATTGTGAAGATACTCCAGGCATATTTTACCTCCCTAAAAGATATTTTATACGCTCATCTTTACTAAGTTTATCTGCCACTTTCATTTTTTGATACCCACTATATGCAGATACCCCAAGACCAACTGCTCCTAAAATATCAGATGTGTTCTGTTGACGCTCTACTAAATTCAGCTTTTCTCTGTCTTTCCAATTACGTAAACCAGCGCTTTCTCGTAATAAAGCATTATAACCAGAACCTATTTCTTTATTAGCCACTACTTTTTCTTTAGCAAGGTCAACTTTTTGCTTATCAAGGGCAAGATTGCTAAGCACAAGCGACTTATCAATACCAGCTTGTTCTGCTTTCTTTAAAACTTCATCACCAAAAATTCTACCAGCTAAAGCAGAAACTTCTGGTTGTGTTGACATGACCTTTCGCATTGCAGAAAAATAATCAGGTGCTGACGGATCAGAATGATACCATGAAGACATAGCTACCTCCTTAATGCTCTAGCTTGTTTATATGAAACCATTTCTGGATTTACTTTCTTAGGCTCATGTTTTACTGGAACCTGGTCTTGTAAAAAATATTTTAAGGCTTCATTTTCAGTGTTTAAAGCAAAAACTTCATCTTTCAATTCATCAGTAACTTTTACGAATTTACTTACTTCCATTTTTATAATTTTGGCCTCGATACAATTATAGCAATCATTGATCCTACTACTGAAAGTAAAGTTACAATAACCCACCCTAATATTTGATTAAACTTACTCGATAAGCATGAGTGCAATAGTTCCTGTTTTTTAAATAAGTCAGCACACATCTTATCTATATTCTCATGTTTTTCGTCACAAAGTTCTTTGATATACTCCTTCGTCATTTACCATTCCTCGTTTTTTCCCAGCTTCGTAAACCACCCATTCCAAGTAAAGCTGCCACCAAACCAAGAATCTCCTCTGCGTGAAAAGTATTTGGATAAGGAGGCATCACTGCCGCTGCAACATTAGTTGTATTGTAAAGAATCATAAAGCACTGAGTTATCCAAACGAAGGACGCAATTAGTGCTTGTGGAATATAATAAGCTCCAAGAGAAATACCACAAACCCAACCTATAAATGGTCGCCAACCAGCAACAAACACATTCGCACTTGCCGCCTCTATCTTGTTTATTTCAACCTGTCCCTGATCAATAAGCGCCTGTAATTCAGCCCCTCGTTGTATAAGCCTAGCTTCTTCTTCTGGACTTACTTTACCTCTGATTGCAGAGGCAATATCTTGAATGAAGCCGCCAATACCCTCAAAAACTTTCTTTACCCCTTCGCCAGCTTCTCTCACAACATTACCATCTATCTTAACATCAGAAATAAGCCCCATAAATCTTTCTCCTTACGCAAAAATATCAGTTCCAATAAATGGTTTATCAAAACCTGACAATATACAGGCATGATTTGCAAAGTCTAATGCAACATTTAAATTTAATACAGGAACTTTATAAGCTTCATTATTAGTACAACATTGTCTATATCGTAAAAAATGAAGAGCAATTTTATCTTCATCTTCAGAAGTAAGTTCATCTTTATATTGCATTGACCTAAACATTATATGTATCTTACCAAATGACTTCGGGCTATGACAAAATCTTGCCTTCACATCAAGATTAGGGTAATACTGAGAAAGATAAGTATTAATATACTGTATATCTAATGGGCAAAACCAACAACGCATTTCATATGGCAATTCATTATCAATACAAATTTGTGCTGCTTTTAAACAGGGCACACTCCCTTTAAGTGCTTTTGCTGGTTCGGTAAACTCTGCCCCTAACTTCCCATCATAGAAATATCCTTCAAGATATTGTTTCCAATTAATATTCCACCCAGTTAATAAAGCAAATCCTGGCCAATCATACATATAAGCAGTTTTATTAGCAATCATCCAAGTAAGACAATCAAGATGAGACTGTTTAACGTCACTCATAGTTATACTCTGGACTATATTAACTGGATATGCCCACATTGCTCGTCCTAAAAGATATTGTTTAAGCACTGATAATTGTACAGTATCTGTTATTGTATATGTCCAATTCATAATAATGCTATAAACTCCTGTTTAAATTGTTCATAGTTAAATCTTTCTTTACCTGCCAATGCTATTATATGGGCTTCTTTTTCAAAACTGGAAAGATCAGCATTTTTTATTTCCAAAAGATTTGCTATCATAGTATCAACATCATTTGTTTCATAATGAAGACCATCACACCAATTTACCCAATTTCCATCAAACGTTCCAGAGTTCCTATCATTTACAATTAATGGAATTGTCCCAGTAAAAATAGCTTGCATAATAGTTGCATTAAAAGGTTCATACCCATCATGTGGTAAAATAAAGAATTTATAGTTATTAAGTTCTTTAGGCACCTCTGACTGTTTAATAAAGCTATTTAACTTTAAATTACCTGAGGATTGTGCACTAAACAATAGATCATAGTAATCATTTTTAGATATAGGAAAAGACCAAGTCCAAGAAGGTTCTTCAGCATTCCACATTTTCCCAAAACACTCAATAAACAAGTCAGTTTGTTTTATCTTCTGAATAAACTCAACAGAAAATTTATGAGGAAGAACATGCCCAAAATAACAGAATAAGTTACGTTTGTTCCATGGAATCACGTAAGAAAAAATATCTGCTGTTGGGTAAAAACGATTCAATATTTTTGAATCATACAGAGTAGTAACAGCAGCAGGTTTCTTATTCAATATAACTATATATTCTGCCTTATTAAATAGTGGAACATACTCAGGTAAAAATAATTCTTTCCAAACATGTGCAATAACAATTAAACGTGTTGATGGATTATCAGTAATATAATTAAGAATATGTGTTATGACATTCGGGTAAAGCTCATTTAAAATAATTAAATCAGGAGTAAGTAAACTAAATGCATCATAGTAATTAATTCCTTGTTGCTTTATTACTGATATATCTGGATTTGCTTCTTTTACCCATTCACCAATAATTGAACCATAGTATTCAATGGCTGAACCAACATTAAGATTTACAAATACTATTTTCATTCTTTACTCCTTAAGGAATCGAGATACATCTTTGTAAACTCAATTGTTGGAAGCATATAAATCTTTTCTAATGCTTCTATTCTATGAAACAGTCTTTTTGTCATATAAAACAAATCTTCAAGTGAATGTCTCATTCGATAGATTGCCTCAACTCGGTTTATTGCGTCACTAATATATTTATCTTTAACGGAACTTTCATTCCAGCTTTTAATTAAAAAGCAATATTTTTCAATAAACATGGCAAATTCCTTGGTTATTGGAACCTCAAAAAACACCCCAAAAAATGTATCTAACCACTTTGAAACCATAGGAATTTGTTCTTGTGCTAACTTATCTTCCCCATCAACTAATTTAATACATGAAGTAGCAACATTATTAATCTGTGCTCTGATCTCATCAAGGTGAGGACCTTTAAATGGAGATAATTCTACTTCTTTTAAGAGCTCTAAACTAAGTTTTTCAATTTGATCTTTCATAAAGTATTCCTTAATGAGTCTATTATTTCATGTTTATGGTGAATAAGTTGACACACAGAAGGAATTGGGGTAAACATATCCCCAGTTGATTCATACTGTGCCCCTAAACATTGCCCCATACACTTATCTTTTATTCCACACATATTACAATATGGTTGATTCTTAAAATCACAATAATGAGTTGCTACATACAGAGTAAAATTCTTTTCATTTGTCCCAACAATCTTATTCTCTTCCACTTTCATATCAAATAATTCAAACTCTTTATACATTAACCTATGACAGGGAAAACTTTTTAAATCACCCAAACGAATATGATAATGAGGTTGAAGAGCACATGCCAAACCTTTATTTGTTTTAGCATAAATATTAGTTAAAATATTAAAACCTTTATGTTGGGCGAATAAATCATTAACATTTCCTTTGCTTGCTAAATACCCCATAAGATAAGTAATAAATTTTCCATATTGTTTTATTTGTTCTTCTGACCATTCTGCATTACGTACTTCTAATAAGTATAGAAAGAACCATGGAAAATCATATAATTTAAGCATATCTTGGAACCAATTAAAGTTATCAATCCATCGTTCTATACCATTAGAATACACCATTGGGTGAAAACCAACATCTCCAGTTTTCTTAACAAATTCAAAGGCTGTATTATACCAGTATTGATCCCTATGACCATAAATACATGGGCGATTTTCATCATCCATGAACGGTCCATCAAAAGAAGCGCTATTAAACAATATTGCTCCTTTATCTTTAAACTTTTTCTTATATGAAAATATCTTGTCCTCATTACCAGTAAAAATAAAATTAAAGTTTGTGGGAACAACACAACGCAACCCTGACCAGGCATAAGAAAGAATTAAATCAAGTAATTCAAACCCTATTTGTTGTGAGTAAAGTTCTCCTGAAAATATCTCAAGATTAGGTTTCCAATTATTTTTTTTCAACCACTCAAATACTAATACTGCATTAGAAATAATTTTTTCTTCATCTTGTGTTCCTGAAGGAAATAACTTATCTCTATGTCTATGAATATAACAGTAAGTGCACATATTATCACATTTACCATTAACAATAAGTTCAAGGGTAAAAAACGAATTTTCTTTCTCCCAAGCTTTATAGAATGTACGCGATAATAAATTATCAAGTAAAGTCATTCATAACCTCAGCAATATATTTATCATATTCAGCATAACAAAAAAGTTGAATAAGGTTCAAATCAACTAAGTTGATAGATCCCATATTTATCAATTCAGCTTTACATGCTCCAGTAACCATGACCAATAATAAAGACATAAATGATCGACGTTGTGGATCATTATAAACATCACTTATTTTATTTGCTAATAACAACTCAATCATTAACATATTAACTAATGCAAGACGAAAAGCATAATAACGATGAAAACCATTAATAAGATATAAAAACCGTGAACTATCTTCCACAAATGAATATTCTTTCCTAAACTTTTGTTGTGGAAATAAGAAATATTGACACAGTGTTTTTTCCTTTACTGTTGTAGCAATTGCAGATCTTCCAGCTGAACACTGGGCTCCATAATGATATGAAGAAAAATCAGACAAATTTAATATAGTATTTATAAACAAGGGCTCCATGGGATAAACTACATATGGAACAGTCTTTCTTAACTGCTTCATATGCTCAATAACTATTTTAAATGCTTGTATTTGCTCATCAGTATAGTTTCCAGGATAACACGGTCCAGGAGCAAGACAAACATAATTATCTCTATATCCTGCTTTAATTAAAATATCAGTAACATTTTTCATATAACTATAGTATTCATATATCATCTGAACGTTTTTAGCAAGATAAGTATAATGTTCTGGCCCCCATGTAACTTTATATCTCATAGTTAAATTTTTATACGTATGTTCTGTTACAAAATCAAGCAGCCCTTGTAATCCAGCATGTATTTGCTCATGTTTCTTTCTTCCTATTTTTGTGAGTTCTGGAGGGCCATCTATTGAAAACTGAACATCTAATTTAAAATTATAAAGCTCTACTTTTTTAATAAATCTTTTTACTGGGGCAATATCTATAAGGTTTGTTGAGAACATAATCTTTTTTAAGTTTTTAAAACGATTAACAATATAATCAAGATCATCAATTAAATAATCAAGATTAATAGTAGGTTCTCCTCCCCATAAACTTAGGTCTTCAATCTCTAATGGGACATTTTCCCATATTTTTCTACTTTTAATGCTATGTATAACTTCATCATTATTCATAGTTTTATCTAATAAACAATATGAACAATCGAGTTGACATTTAGATGATAATAATATTTGTGACCCTATAAACATAATTAAGAAATACCTGCATTATTATAAGTACCATTATAACCGGTATTATGTGTACTATAATGTGTTGTATAATGTGTAGCCCTATAAGTAGTAAGATTAGAAGATAAATGCGTAGTATAATGAGTAGCACAATAACTTGCATTATGTGTTGCTAAGTAAGTAACAAGATTAGAGGCTAAATGTGTTGCTAAATAAGTTGCATAATAAGTATGACAGTAATTATTAGTATGAGCTTCATCAAGGGCAGTTCGTAATTGAAGATAATCCATTGTACCTGTACCAGAATCCTGTCTTGTAGGATCATATTGTGCTGGTGTTCTACTCCATGAATAGGCTCCTAAACCTGTTAATGAACGTAAAGTATCTATATTCGTCTGTAGTTCAGTAACATGAGAGGCTTTAGGTTTTGTTACATATTGTGTAAGTGCTTCAGCCCATGAAAAAGACATTTTGTTTTTCTCCTCTTGAGTAGCGACCGCTACCCGCCAATTGCCCCACCGCAATCACCAGAAAGAAAACCATTCCAATGAGTCCCATAGTGAGCTCCTCTATTAGTAGCATAATGGGGGACTAAATTAGTAACAAGATAGGTACCACAATAACTTGCATCATGAGTAGCTAAATAAGTAGTAAGATTAGAAGATAAGTGTGTAGTATAATGAGTGGGGCAATAACTTGCATTATATGCAGTTAAATGAGTGGTATGGTGAGTTGCACAATAAGCAAGATTATTATGAAGCCAATCAGAATTATCTCGTATTTCTTGAACATCTACACGTTCATCGTTTAATCTTTGTGCAATAGTTTGTGCCCATGTAAAAGCCATCTTATTTCACCTTTACCCAATGTCGTTTTCGTACTTCTATACCATTCCAGATAGGGTTCAATTCTTCCCTCAAAAAAGTAGCTATAATTCTTTCCGGGTAATTTTTACAAGATACTCTTGTCATTCTCGTAAGTTTACCATTTTTATCACTAGTTAAAGGTGTACCAGGAACATACACTCTATCAACACAGGCAAGAACATACCCAGCCACAGAAATAGGAATACTGTTCTTCTTAACCCCAACCCCGAAACCATAAGTATCAGAAGCAATTCCAATTATTCCTACTTGACAGTATTGAGTTGATAAGGTAACTTCCCTGCCTTTCATTACGTATACTCTACCAAATTCAATTTTAAGTTTATGCTCTAACTCCAAGAAGTCAGCAATATCATTATAAACTGCATTATATATTTTTCCTGAAGAAAGTCTTCCATGTGTATCTGGAGTTTCTGATGGGGCTGATGCATCAGAATGCCAAATAATAGCGAGGTTTTGAGCACTTGCATTTTGAAAATAAAACTGTGCTGCTGCACCATCAGCTGCAGTATTTTTAAATGTTATAGTAGTGCCACAAACTATGGTTGCACTATTTGCTGTAATTGTGCCCCCAGTACTAACTAAAGTAAGTCCAGAAATTGTACCAGAAGCAGCAGTAATATTACCAGAACTTGTTAATGTAGCCCCAGATATTGTACCAGAAGAAGCAGTAATGTTGCCAGTACTAATAAGAGTAGCCCCAGAGATTGTACCAGCCGCTGCAGTAATATTACCAGTACTAACAAGAGTACCTGCAGAAATTGTACCAGAAGCAGCAGTAATATTGCCAGAGGCTGTTAGAGTAGTAACATCAAGTCTTTGTGCGCTACCCCACCAAGCTTGTTCTCTTGGAAGATTCGTAACTGTTGCGGTACCTGCACCTCCAAACACTTGATATGGTCCTGCTTCTACAGTACCATTAATTGTCAGGGTTTTAAGAGCAGTAACAGTTAAAAGACAACCTTTAGGAAGTTTTAATGTTACATTTGCTGGAATAGTTAAATTATCAGTCACAGTCCATGTGCCTGGACGAAGAAGCAAAGTAACTGTATCACCACCAATTGCTGCTAATGCAGTATTTAATGTTGCTAAAGTAAAATTATTACTTGTCCCATATCTTACTAAAGCATCTACTTCATTAAGAACATGAAGACCACCAATTAAAGTTCCAGCAAGTAATTGTGCCATATTATACCTCTATATCATCTCTTTCAATTAAGTATTGATACCCCCATGCTAAGGGCCTTATTTTAGTAGTAGCATCTTTTGGTACAAAGGTAAATCTTACTTTATGTAAAAAAGCAGTAGAATTACATAATGAAACAAATCGTTGGACTCGTTGAACTCCCTCTGCAAGAGCCACTGTAGTTAAAAGAGTATAAGAAGAATCCCCGTTTGCCGCATATTCTACTAAAACAGGAATTGCAGTTAATGTACGATTAACTCCGGGGTTAACATACGCAGCACGAGTTGCTGGAAGAAAAGTTAACAAATCAGCTGTGACGGACTGAAGGATGTATTTTGAATTCCATAATGGTTCATCTGTTAAAATAACATACCCGGGTTGAAAACCGGCAACAACAAAATCACCCGCAGCAGTAGATATTGTTGTTTGTATACCTTCGAAAATTTCCCCATCTATTTGTAGAGCACCAGCTGTTTCTTTATAATGTGGTGGGTTAGGAACAAAGGTTGCTCCTTCTTCAATTGATTTACAATGTAAATCATCACCAGAGAAATGAACTTCAGTAACTAATGGGTCTTCAATTACTTCATTATATACCCTACAATTACCATCTAAATAACCTGAACCAGTAAAAATAAAATCATTGCGGGTATACTTAAGGGCATCTAAAGGAGTTGTTTTAGTTAATAATTTAATGCGTCGCATTAATGTAGTATCAAATATATCCCCACTTGGTAAATGTTCTCCCATAGTTATAGAAGCTTGAATGTCTTCAGTATCATTCCACAACAACCCAGATTCTAACAAGGCCATATGACCATTATTAAATAAGGCGTAAATAAAGATATTGCCTTGAGTATCATTTACTTGAAACGTTGCTTGTGGTACAGGTTGTGTTCCTGGTTTTTTCTGTGACCATCGCTTAGAATTAAGATTATACATTACCCAAACATTACATTCTGTTTGCCCAGTTCCTGATGGGAAGCATAAATTATACTCGTTATAGTTCGGATCAAACCAGGCATGTGCTCTATGAATATAAGCAGAATTAATGCATTCTGTTTTTGTAGCATCAAAAAAATTATCTATTCCACGTAATGGGACAAGCACAGCAGCATCAAATAACATCGGCCCTCTGGCGCTTAACCATAAGGCAATATTACGAATATTCCCAGCTGATATTTCATAGGCAATTTCTGCTGTAACCATAGTACGAGGAGCAGGACAACCAATATGTGTAGACACAGTAAATAATTTAAATGTTGAAGGGCCATCACCATCAAGTAAAAATGTTGACCCTTTTTTTAATAGTAGTTCAGAATTATATAAATTTGAACCAAATCTATTAAAAATGTTTACAGCCGTCATTAAATCATCACTGTCCCCAATATAAAGCTGTTTTTCCCCATCACTTGATTCATCGCCATTATAACAATCTATCGTGTCAATCGGCCCGTAATCAAGACGATTTGCTTCTTTACCTAATTTATAGTTCGCCAGAAAAACTCGATTTTTAAAAGAAAAACCAAAATCATAAATAGGTAAAGGATCAGTAGCTGTAACACCAAACAAGGCATCGACTGATGTTCCATCATTAGATGTACCAGGAGTTAAAGTAGCATTTGGGACTAATTTATAAGCATAACCAGTAGTATCAAACATTGTTACCGGAAATTCGAGCCCATCAGCTGGAGAGTCCCATGAGATATGACCACTTTGTCCAAGGGTTGCGCTACTAACCATAGTACCATCATATACTGTACCTGTAGTTACAAATGCAGAACCGTTCCAATAATAAACAGTAAAAGAGGCAGCAACAGCATTAACTTTTCCAGCAATCATTATTACTTTTACTGCTGATGTTCTACGACTGAACATTAGAATTATCTGATCAGAACTTGTTAATCCACCCCATTTTGCAGCGATTGGATATGTAGAATTACTTATTTCTGCAAGTTCAGCAGTATAATTTTCCCAGTTTGCTCCTCGTTTATCTTGTGCTTGAATGCAATAACGATATTGACCATCCCAAAGGTTACAAAGATTCTGTATTGGACAATCTACAGTAACATGATAAAGATCAGCAGTACCCGCAGAAATAGTAAAATAGTACCAGTATAGGGACATTCCCTCAATTAAAGCAGGCTTTACTGTACCAACCGTAGAAGTAAAAGAAACAGACCCCTGTCCACTTGGTATAGCTAATGTTTTTCCACCAGAAGATGTTCCATCAGTTAAAGTAAGAGCGCCCCAAGAAGTACCATTCCAAACATAACCAGACATACTTGAAGCTGAAGCATTTAAAGTTTTAATATAAGCTTTCCATGCTTTAATTGGACGAGTAGTACCGAATAAGAAAACTTTACCAGTAGCAAAAGTAAAGATATTAAGAGAATCTTGTAAAACATTTCTAACACGGTCAGTTATATCTTTTCCACCAGTTAAAGTTAAAGCAGAAATAGAGTCTGCAAGAAAAGCAGCTCCTATCGCTTGTTCTGCCCCAGCATATATCTTAGTTTCAACTCCATTACAATACAACATATTGTTCAGAGGTAACTGGTTTATATTAGCTATACCAGCTCCAGCAGCATCAGTAAAAACTTCTGTTGCCTCAAAAGTTCCTGACCCTGGTGGCTCAACAATGTTCAAAAATACTTTTGATGCAGTTAAATCAGTATTAAAACATTGAGCAAAGATTAATGATTTAATAGTATAAGGGGTTCTTATTTGAAGACCAGTACGACCTTTAATATAGGTCGTAATAGCACTTGAAGTGACTTTTTCATAACCATCAACACTTTCTAGATCTTTATCAATGTATCTGAAATTTTCTATTTCTGAATAATTCTCTAGTGCAAGTTTTAATGGGTCAACATTTGGCTGCCACTCACCAGTAAAAGCAAATTGCTTCTGAAGAAACTTTTCAGTAGTTTCATCACGTTTCTGGTAGTATGCTTGGTTATAATCAATTACTTGATTAGGCATTTGTTGTTCCTGGTTGTACTTCTGTTTGTTTAAGGTTATATGAATCAAGTGCCGGAGCACCAAATTTTTGAGTTAAAAGATTACTTATGTCTGTTGATAATGAAGCTATATAAAGATTAAACATTTGCAAAGCTTTTGTTGTTTGTCTCTCTTTTATCAGCCCCATTGCCACGACAAAAATAACTGCAGACATATAAAATCTACCTGAAATTAATGTTATATCATTAGTTTCTTTGGCAAAAAAAGCTGTAAGAATTTGCCCATTCTCTGCTAATGTTGGAGTTGGGAACAACCATATTTTTGAAGCATAATCATAAAAATATTCAGGTGGGCCAGTAGGTATAGCAGTTTGAAAGCCTCTCATTAAAGGCGTGGTCTTACGTAGTGTTTTTCCTGCAGCAGCATAATAAATATTATCGACTCGTAAAAATGCAGTTGCTGGTGTATATGAATCAATTCCAGTTAACAATGAAATATAATCAACTGTTTCTACAGAATAAGTACGAGTAGATATATCATATGCAGCTTGAGTAACCCAATCTTCTAAATCAGTATCAAGCCAAAATGAGGCATATTGCTCATTCAATAATCTTCGTGCCGCTGTTTTTACTAATAGAACTGATGGCATATATTACCTCACCAATTTGAAAATGGAGGTTGTTGAACTCTAAAAGATAAACGTGTTCTACCAGTCTTTTTTATCTTTTTAGCAGTTGACCTATCTGCCTGAAATAAATCTTCAAAATATTCTCCCTCACGAATATTTGTCCAGGCTTGTTTAGGTAACTTAAAAATACGCCCGAATACTCCATACTTAATACAATCAAACCAATCATCGTAGATATAATCAGGAATTACTGTTGCAGTCAACTTTGGTTTTAAAGAAGCCCAAATTTCAAGGCCACCAGCAACACTTTCAGTTGGGATATACCTGAAACGAAATATTTTCTCAATATCTGCTAAATAAGTGATTTGACCAGAAGAGGTCTGTTGGCGCCAAGCATCTGCACTACTATCAAGGACTTCCATTGAATCTGGAGTAAGAAATCCTCCAGAGAATTCAGCTCGTTCTACATTAACAACTGATGCTTGTAAAGCTACTGGGGCAACTAAAGCATATTCTGCTACACCTATTGTTACATTAATTGCGTCTAGTTTTTCCTGCCATGTACCAGTCGTAGCACAGAAATCACGAATTGAATTCATTACTTCGCGATCAATTATGTCTTTTGGACAACCAGGAATACCCTCTGAAACATCAGCTAACCAATCATTAATAGAGTAAGGCATAACAAACTCCTTAAAAAAGTGGGGGAGAAAGGAGGAGTAACTCCCCCACTAAGGTTAAAGGGTTAACAGTTATGCTAACACAGTTGAAGGTATTTCCCGCATATCTGAACACGTCCAAGTAACACCAGCAGCGTCACTATTAGTTGTTCCAAATGTGAACGGGTTAGTTGTATTCACCACCTTTATCTGCCCAAAGGCAATTTTTCCAGCCGGAGTTGGCGGTCTAACTGGAGTTGCAGATGAAATAACAGTTACACCTTCATGCATTCCCCAAGTACCAGCATCAGTAATTGTTAACAAGAATATTCTGGCATACCCGGCTGCAAGAATTGTCGGGGTATAACCAGCAATTGTCGAAACATCAATTGTTGCAGTAATTGCTACTGTACCTATAGTACCATCACTTTTGGCATAGTATGTAGCAGCCACTGTTTTAAGATCAGCATCCGCTGTAGCTTTAGCGACTAAACCTGGTGCCGGCCCAAGCATTTGACCCCTTACCATTTCAATCTGAATCTGGCTAAGGATCGCATAAAGTGCGCGTTTAGCTGCAGGGTCCTTAATGTTCTGAAGAAACTGTTTAATTTTTACAACGGCCATACGCAAAATCCTCCTATAAGGAATTGTTACTGAGTAATTGTGTCAAGATAACAGGACCCCAGACCGTTAACTATGTCAGACAAATCTGAACAAGTAAAGGTCACACCAGCAGCGTCACTATTAGTCGTACCGAAAATAAACGGATTTGTAGTGTTCGTAACTACAACCATTCCTACTGGACACACATTTGCCGGACAGGCAGGCAAAAGCATAAGAGCTGCTGCTGACGTTGCCGCATCAAGTCCTTTAAGCAAATTCCAGGTTCCAGAAGCTAAAGTCAAAAGATAAGCTGCATATTTAGCAGCTGCCTGAGTCCAGGTTCCTGCTGCCACACCAGCTACACAACCTGCAAGACCTGAAACATCAATCGTCGCTGCTGCTGCCTGAATAATACATTTTCCATTCAGGGCATAATTGATCGTAGTTGTGGTTTTAAGATCTGCATCAGCTGTGGCTTTAGCAGCAAGCGTCCCACCTGAAAATGCACGTGTATTTGTACGTGCAAGCAAAAGGTTAAATAGAGATGCAATATCTGCATCACGCACATAATCGTATATTCTGGGCATAAGTTATGTCCTCCTCTTAGACAAGATAAAATGGGAACCGTCGTACCTGACGAGAAAGAATCGGTCCAAATTCCTTACCATCATCCATTTCACGAAAGTATCTCGTTTCAGTCGCATTTTCAAGAGCATGTATTACAGCTACTGGTACTGATACTTCTATTTCGCGAGGTATATTGTAACCGACACCATTAACAGCAACAAACACTGCATGATTACCACCAGGACCATCCTGATTATGAATAATAATCGACCGCCTTGTTTGTGCTACTACTTCTTCAGTTTTCTTTCCCTGCAAATCTGTTTCGTGTTCCCTTAAATACTTAGTGATTTCTTCTTTACTAGACTCTTCATCCGCTTCAGGTTCCTGACCTTTAATAGGTTCAGGATCAACCACCTCGAGCTTTTTCTCCTTTACCATAGTACGGTTCTCCTTTTAGATTATTTTTAGCTACACTTCATATTACGGATTGAGTGTAACAGAAGTCTCAGCTCGCAGCATCCAAGCATCATTAAGGATAACTGCTTTCTGCATTGACTTCCATGATACGTGGCCTCTCTGTGCTAACGGGTCACTATCACTTGGGGTTGGATTAACGACCATAGGAACAATAGCATTGGGTCCTTTCAGAGGAACAATACCATATGCGTTTGAACCAAGATAAATGATCGGATATATATCAGCGTTTGTCCCAGCAGTAGAAATCATTTCTGTACCAGAACCTGATTTTGCCGCCCCACCATCTGCCCAAGGAACAAAAATAGTGGAGTAAATATACCGGACATCTTCAACCTTACCGATTTCAGACTCATACGGTGTAAGCTGTCCATACTCTTCCACAGGCACGAAACCAGGAAGATTACGAATGTCTGCTTCACAATCAGAGTGACAAAGGGCAATAAAGGCCGGCGCAACGTTAGCAGTACCGAAAGCTGCAGTTGATCGAACAACTTTACTGATCTTCTTGGCCATCTGGCGTTTAAGATAACGAGTGATTCTTCGTTGCAGAGAAAGAGTAATAGGGGTATTGACATCAGTACGCTGCGTACCATTTGCATAATACACATTTGTTCCAGCTTTAATAACCCCGAAACGTGCTACTTCAACCATCTGAGCAGCTTGTTCTCCAAGGACTTCCTGAGCTTCTTTGAAAACTGGATCTTCGTGAGTGTCCTGGATAACGTCAGTAATAGTAATTCTATCACCAAGCTGTTCGAGGGTGACTGATACATCCGTAGAGGTAAGCTGTTTTCCAGTAGGCGTCACCCCTTCAACAAGCACATTAGGAGTATTGTCCAAGGAATTGTATCGCCTGAAATTCATGGTCTTTGAATTGTTTGCAGGTAATGGTTTTGCCTGCCCAAATTTTTCTATTACAAGATAAGGAAGAGCTCTTTCAAGAAATTCCTTAGCTGCAAATGCTGCAGTACGAGGAGATATATCTCCATATTTAGTTATAGCCATACGTTAGACCTCCTGAGTCATTTTTTTAGATTATCTTTTGCAACTGCCTCATTAAAAGCGCCGACGAAATCATTCTTGTCAACTTCAGATTTTGGTAAAAGAACAGAACTACTTCCTGTCTTTACTGCAGCAGCTGCAATTATTTTTTCGTTAGGTTTTTCCTCTTTCTTTTCCTCTTTCTTTTCCTCTTTCTTTTCCTCTTTCTTTTCTTCTGCTTTAAGAGGAATGCCTCTTGCTACTTTGTATTCCTTAAGAAGTTTTAGAACTTGGGAAGTATTACCATGATCAATTATATTCAAGGTTGCTTTTGCTTGAGCGTAAGGTAATTCTTCAGCGTATTTAGTAAGATCACCTGAGGTAATTATCTTATTAATATCTGGATGTTGCTCTTCAATTGTCATAAAATGTTCGGCTGTTTTTTCTGCCTTAGCTTCTTCGAGAGTCTTTTTAACAGTAGTAGTTGCTTCAGTAGCAAAGGCTTTTGCTGCAGTAAGCTCTTTACCTACTACTTCTTTAATTAGTTTTCTAATTAAAATATTGACGGGTTTTACAAACTCTTCTCCCATCTCCTCTTCGAAAGCTTTAAGAGAGATAGTTTCTGCTTCTGATAAACCTACTTGTAAGTCTGGGTCTTTTACTACTGGGGCTTTAGCTGACTGAAGTTCCTTAATAAGTTTATCTTGTGCAGCAAGTCTCCCATCCCAGGATTTCATTCGGTCTTCATTAGCTTTTGCTTTTTTCTCAGCCTCTTCCCATAAAACCCTATAGTCTGTAGACTTTTCTTCTATAGGTTTTTCTTCTATAGGTTTTGTCTCTATAGGTTTTTCTTCTATAGGTTTTTCTTCTATAGGTTTTTCTTCTATAGGTTTTTCTTCTATAGGGGTAAGATCAATTATTTCTTTGAATGCAACATCATAAGCCGCTTGATCTTGCTCATGATTAACTATTCCTTGTCCTGTTTGCATATTTCCTCCATTTGTGGGCGGACGCCACCGTCTCCACCTTATAT